TTACTTCAGACCGATTTCTTTGCCCTGTTCCAGTATACTGCATCTGCCTTTCTGATCTACCTGGAGCCTGTAACCATAAGAATTCTTTTCATTCACACCTTCGTAAGTAATCCACACGACATGATAATCCGGATCATCCTCAAAAGAACTGCTGCTGCACATCCGGATATCCTCGGGCTCAATCTTACAGTCCTTTAAAATCTGCTCCATCGCATATTGCTGAGCAGCCAGAATCCGCCCGGACATTTCCTGAAGATCAGCCTCCCTTACGCCGTGTCCGTTGGCGATCGGAAGCTGCCAAAAAATAATTGCGGCCCAGATCAATGTGTATACAATCACACTGCCTGATGCCGCTGCCGCCGGCAGTTTTCCCCTTCGATAACATCGAACTGCCCATAATACAAATGCTGTCGTCACTGCAACCCCAAGCATGACACACAGCATCGCCATCTCCTCCCTCATTTTCTCCCCTCCTAGCATGAAAACTTTATCTCTACATAATAAATGAAAATGCTAAAGAAAAATTGCAAAAAAACTTAAATAAATCTTAAAAGCATTTCTTCAGAAGCTCCCAAATACTGCACTTTTTTGATGGTTTTGTGACTAGTATGTGTCCAGCGCGACAAATCTTTACAAATTTAGAGGCACTTTTTTTATTTTATGATTGCATCAAATCCAGCTTCCTTAAGCTGCTGCACCAGCTTCTCGGCGTTGGTCCGAACATCAAATGCGCCGCACTGTACCTTGTACTGACCGCCCTCCTGCTTTACGATTGCGGCAAAACCTGCCGATTTGAGCTTTGCTGCAAGATCGTCCGCATTGTCCTTGATGGTAAAACTGCCAGCCTGAACCTTGATCTGCTTGTTGACCGGCTCCGGCGCTGCGATCTTCTGGCCGAAATACAGGTGGCCCCAGCGGTTGTCCCGTGCATCCTTACCGAGGTATTCATATTTTGCCAGCAAAGCAGCACACTTTTGCTTGTCCATATTTCCGGCTCCGTCAGAGTATTTTGTGAAGCTCCGGAACTGCAAAATCTGAGCATCCGGATAACGACGCACGCCTTTGCAAAATACATCGTACACAGCCTGTCTTGCCTCGTCTGTGGTTTCTTTGCTGGCATATGCTGCGAAATTGCGCTGCATCACCTCTGTAACTGTCTTGCCATACCGTCCAGATTGCCACATGTCATAAATGCACTGCGCTACACCCAGAAGGGCGTTGTATGACCGGATCACACCGGCCTCACCGTATACGACTTTACTGATCGCTTCGACGTTGCTGTCGCCGATTGTAATGCCGCGGATATTTGTGTCGGCTGAACCGATCAGTTTCTTGAATCGGTCCCAGTCACCACGCGCCCGGATCTGTGAAGGGCAGTTTTTTGCGCATACGTCATAATGTGATACTACATGGTCTGTGTCAATTCCAAGTTCCTGCATGATTTGCTTTGTGAGTGTTGCTGTGTTCTGAAGAGCCTTTTCATAATTGTACCCGGCGTTTACACACATTTCAATCCCGATACTATTCCGGTTATTCACAGTTCCAAAGAGTTCTCCACCGTAATTCACCCCAACATGCCATGCACCGCGGCTATGCGGCAACGCCTGGTATACGCCGCTGTCATCTACGTAATAATGCGCTGACATGCCAGAAAGATTGCCGTCATTCTGCGCCCTGGCATGGGCCTTGGCATCCGCGCTCTGGTTGAAATTGTCGGTGTTGTGGATCACGATATAGTGAGGATCATTATTTTCATAGCTGTTCTTGTTTGAAATATAGTTCTTGTTAATTTCCATATTGCTCCTTTCCGCGCTTTTTGCGCAATAAAAGAGAGCGGTTGCCCGCCCTCAAATTGTTCTTGAAAAAATATCTGCATGATGTTATATTAAGCATAGAAACAGGGAAAGCCAGAGAAGCGGCCTACCCTCAATAGCATTACCTAATTGCTTAGGCCGTCAACTATTCGCGGTAGTTGGCGGCTATTTTCTGTCCTTGAAAATCTGATAGCACAGACCTACAAGGGCGACAATGAATGTACAAAACAAGAAAAATTCCTCGTATGTAATCACTGACAATCCCTCCTTTCTTCCGTCCGGAGGGTAGCCCCTCCGTGTATGGAGGGCAAGCCGCCTTGGCTCTCTGGTTTCCCATATCCAAAATATAACACAGTTCCCGGCATCCGGCAATTACTTTATGCCGCCAGCTGCTTCGGAACATTCTTCGTGATAAAGTCTTTGATTTCTTCGTAACCCCATCCATAGGCAATCAGGCTGCTTACCAGCATCTCCGCTGACTGGATTGCTTTCAATTCTTCTTCGCTGAAGCAGTTACGCAAATCATCCGTCTTTCCAATGCAGCGTTCTTCCCGGAGCTGCTTTGCGTTCTTTCCGAAGATTGACTTATAGATCACATTTGTATAAGTCGAATATGCATGTCCATGCATGCGCTCATTTTCAGATGATTGCTGGATTGCTTTTGTGAGAGCCTGGCGAACTGCGATACCTTTGGCACGTTCTACTTCTGTTCTATGCCGTTCTTCCAAAATATCTTTCAGGACGTTTTCCATTGCATTGAACTGGTTTATATAGGCAAGTTTAAACTGCATGGCTTTCTCGCCAGTATAACCCATAGCAAGCAACGTAAAACCGTCACGATTCATATAGTACATGGGGTTGTTTTTCCCGTTTGAAGCCTTATAAGTTCCGTCGTAAAATAGCGCGGAAAATTCCGCTGTACTTACTGCCTCATTTATTCCCCGAATGCTCTCCAGTACATCTTTGTGTTGCTTCCCAAATGTCTCAGCCACATCCAGGCTCGTTACTACTGTTTCATCTTCTTTCCCGATTCTCTTAATTTCAACTAACATAATATCAATCCTTTCCGTCGATTTTTGCAATAGAAAAGAGGCCGCATTATGCAGCCCCTTGTGTTATGATTTTTATTTTTCGTCTTCTGTAATTTCAATTTCCGTTGAAACATTCCCGGCATCCGCCAAACCCTCACCAATCACATAAGCCACAACCGATGCCCCGGCCATAATCAGCGCTGTTACCTGCGCGGCTTGGTTATCTGTGCCGCCAAATGCCACGATCATCATTGCTACAAAGTTCGCGATCGCAATCCAAAATTTCCTGCTTGTCAGTTTTCTTGCCCAGTCAATATTTTTCATTGTCCTAATCCTCCTTCACAACAAAATTTTCCCACTTTTTATACACGTCTACATACGTTTCATGCTTGTCCCCATTATGGGTAATTTCATAATACATTCCGTCTGAAACGTTCGTACTTACCAGAGCTTTATTGTTCTGCAAAGCCTTGCAGCTCCATACGATAAAAACATCGTCCTTGGTGATCTGTTTCTGATCCGTTTTGTCGACGTGTGAGTTAAAGTAATTTACAACAACCTCTTTGCATAACTTTAAAAATTTATCATTTCCCATAGCTTCAGTTCTCCTTTAATGGTAATTTTTTAATTCTCTCGTACAATTCCGTACCTGTCCCGTTGCCGCCCAGCGCGTGGTATCCTTTATATAGATATTCCATATTTTTCATTTCGTCATCTGCAATCTCGCCGTTATGTATGTGATACCGGCATCCCTGGTACAGACGATCGTGTAACAGGGCAAGCACGCCCTCTTTTAAGGCTTCCTGCTCTGCCCGGCGGGCCTCTTCTTCTTTCTGGCGCTCTGCCAGCTTTTTCGATACCAGCTTAAAGCCTGCTCCTACTGCTGCACACAACAGACCAAACCCCACTTCGAGCCAATACTTGATGATAAATTCAATCACTTTCTGTCCTTTCTGCCTGCTTCAGAAGTTTTTCTTTCTCAGCTTCCATGGCTGCAATCATTTCATCCTGGCAAGCATAAGCCAGATCTTCAAACTCTGCCTTATCTGCCCTGCACTGCTCTCTGTTTGCCTTGTACAGCGCCTTATCCTGCTGCCATGAGGAAAAGTTTATGTCCTGTGGGTTTGTGCTGTCTATGGTCGCAGAATACCCCTCTGCAACCTTTCCGTCGATTACTGAGCTGCCTGTCAATGTAATATCCTTCTTTGTTTTCAGCATTTGTTTGCCCTCCTTTAAAATAAATACAGCGGATATCTGCTATGCTACAGATGCCCGCTGCTGTTTTAACTGTTCCAGTTCTGCACGTAGTACACTGATTTCGGTTTCCACCCGTGATAAGCATCCCTGCATATTGATTTTCATCTTTTCGATCTCCGCATCGTGGTACTGCCATCCATCGTGCAAGAGCGGGATAAGTTTAGAATAATCAATGGAATATAGGACATTTTCCTCCGGCTCCAACAGGTTGTTGGTAAGGTCACCATCTGTCCCATTTAAGCTGATTTGTAAAATATGACGGTACCCATAACCCCCACGGATAAGTAAATCCCTCAGTTCCTGGGCCATCAGCCCATACTGCTCAATCCCTTCTCCGTCCGTTTTATAGGTATATTTATGGTTTTTTACACCCCTTAAAATATCGAGCATCTCCGGTTCCGGTATAAGGCCAAGATCGTGCTTCGCGCGCCGGTCAGACGTCGTATTGGTCGTGACAGTTCCGTCTTTTTTGCATACAATGACCCACTTCGAATATTTATCCGAATACAGGCCGAAATTACTTGCTGATGACACGCCCACGTGTCCGTTATGCAAATCGTTTACAAAATTGAGGTATACAGCAGCGTTAGACTGGCGTACATACATATCTCCAACTGATGTTATAGTGCCGCTGACTGATAGACTACCACTAATCGATCCGCCGCTCAATGGCAGCCTTGCATTGATTGCATTTACCATATCCCTTACATTTGCATAAACTGTTGTGCTTCCATTCATATAGCGGAAATTAATATTGTTATTTTCATTGTAAATATATGGCGTTGCGCCTATCGGGCCGAGGAAAAAGCCGTTATTTGCAGCTACATATACGGTACTTAACCCATTGCTGGTACAGGTCACGCCATTTACCATCAGGCTTGCTTCTGCGTTCTCCCAAATCCGACTCGTATAATCTTTTGTCGAATTGTTAAAATGAAAGTCGATAAAAGGATATTGTGCACTTAATTCAATAGTTCCGGTATATATTTTGTATGCTTCAAAGCTGCTGCTGTGTTTAAGATAACCTGTGCCTACATCCCATTCCGTATTCCAGGTTATCCCATTTCCTGTCAACGATTGATTATACCCATACATACCTACTTTATCGCCAATGCCTCCGATATTCCACACATGGCCGGATGCGGTATTGATTCGCATCATCGGGTAATATTTACCCTCAAGTTGTTTCGTAGAGCTATAAATACAGTTTGTTGCTGTTTTTCCATTTATCCATAATCCTCCAATCGTTGAAATTTCCAGCCCTCTTTTTACTACTATAGAATTTGCAGTCAACAGTCCGCTCTCTATTTCAACATCGTTTATATCCAGCACTCCTGGACTTTTTTCCTGAATTTGACTAGAATACAGATCCAATTGTGAATAATTTGTATTCCGGAATTTGATACATGGAATAGATGGCGCGGAAATGTTAATATTCCCTTTCGTAGTAAGTCCCCTTTCTAAATGCATACTGCTGAAACAAGCGAATCTATCACTATGAACTTCTCCGCTGTCATCTATATAAAATGGAAAAGTTGTAACGCCATCTTTGGTTTCCTTTATACCAACGACTGCATGCGAATATTCGTCTGCAATCACACCGTCTTCTACTCTTGTTATAGATATCACAAAGGAAAAATCCACATCTACGTACATGCTCTCGGCATTAAATACCAATATCATCATCTGGTATGGTGCAGAACTTGCAGGTGTATTCAGAATAGTGCTCATCTTAACCGGCCATCCCTGCTTGTTATCTTCCAGTTCTTTAAGATCAGTTGTCCCTGTATTGGGCGAAGGAACGACATCCGTATCCCATTCCGTCTGAAATGTATCCTGATGACGCCAGGCAACATAAGCCTGTCCATCATTTTCCTTGCCCTCCCCCTGATAGTCTGTGTATACGGTGATTGTATATTTGCCCGGTTCTATGTTTGGAACGCCAACCCGCACGCGCCCGTGTCCGTCTTTTGTCGGTGTAATATAAATAGTATCATCCAACACATCTGCTGTACAATTTACAGGAGTTACCAACATATCCCCAAGCAGGGCAGCGCCTGGTGGTTGCAAAATAACAGTTCTCGTCCACGTTTTCTCCAGATGTCTCTCGTCGGCATAAAGACTTTTTAATCCAATGTTCCATCCGCCTATTTTACCTCTCGTTGCATTAATTTTTACACCTGAAATGCTTCCGGTTGCTGTAATGTCTTTTGAAAAAAGATCACGTGTGTTAATCTTACCGGCTGTAATGCTTCCTGCAGCTATATTTTCACCGGTAATTGTATTTGCCGCAATCCTGTCTCCTGTAATACTTCCTGCAAGAATATGATTTCCTGTGATCGTATTCCCTGCAATCCGGTCTCCTGTAATACTTGCCGCAACAATATCCGTCCCGTTCAGGTACTTCTGATACTTCTCGTCTGCAAGTTCTTCCATAGAAAGGCCGCTGCTCGCCACATTGATCTGGTACACAATTGAGTCTTCGCCGGTTACCAGTAACCGATCTACTGATAAGGTTCCTGCTGTTATAACGTCTGCATTAATACGCACGCCGTTTAACTGACCGGTTACATATCCATTCACAACCGTCATATCAGTCAGCACACCGGTACGCGCAAGCAGCTCACCAACAGAGGCGGTCTCTACATTTGCAAAATCAATACTCGCATAATTTGCTTTCAGGTATTCTGTAGTAACAGTTCCAGCGTTTATATTGTCAATCCGGGCATTGGTTGCCGCAATCTCCTGCGCTGTCAGTGTCTTAAAATCAGCATAATCCCCTTGAATAGAATGTACTGTTTCATTTACGGCGGTCAGGTTTTCGATCGTTGCGTATTTGATACTCGCCTCGTCTGCTTTTAGGTAGTTGGTTTCAATCTGTCCGATCGTCGTCTTAACTGCTGCAAGGTCCCCCTGCATGGTTGTGATGTTGCCTGCCATATCTGACACAATCGGGCTGTCTGCGATTCCTTGCTCGAATTTTAAGATATCAGATACCTTGATCTTTCCGTCGCTTGAAATTGTATGGTTTACAATTGCCGCCGCATCCCGTAGTTTCTGCTGCATTTCTTCAAAGGTCAGAAATGTATTTGCAATCTCGCAGGTATTCTTTTCCGGATCGTCCTCATATTCTGTCATACGCACGATACGCTGGTCTTCCATCGTTCCGGTCCCTGGGTCGATAATCTTTATCGTGTCCCCAAGCTTATAGGAAAGTATGGAATACTCCGCCTTTTGCCTTGCAAGGTCCCGAACCTGCGCGCCGAACGACTTTTCCGGTTTTGACAGATCGTTTAATTTCAACTCAGCATCCTCTTTTAATGCCTGCGCATCTGTATATGATTCGTCCTGCCAGATATACGTTTTGATTTTGTCCGAATACTGATGATTTTCCAGGTAATCCTTTCCGCCGTTTGCTTCCTCGATTGTGAGGCCCTCCGCGCCGATCGGGATGATTCTGGTGTAAAAATCGTAGGAAGATGATTTTTTCTGTAGCTTTTTCAGGTTCAGTCCTGTCAGAAAGTATACGCCTTTGTCTTCGCCGCGTTTTTCGTAAAAAGATACCTTTTTTTCGATTGTGTCAAATACCACCTCACACATAAATGCAGTGCAAAGGTTCTGTATCACACCGAGTGATGTCAGCTGCACCATCCCGGCGTTTCTCCTTTTTGTGACGTCACACGCCCCTATGGTCCATCCGGTTCCTGCAAGTGCCACCCGCGCCGCTTCCTCAATCGTTGCATCCTCCACCGAGAACTCCTGCCATGGTTTTGCTTCCAATTCCTCAAGGTTCAGTGCTGCCACGATCTGTGGAAATCCGTCTGAGCTTTCTGACACTTCTTTGATGACATACTCGTCTTCGCGTGTCTGGATATACATTTCAGTTTCCAGATGATGACTCTTTTCCAAATAAACAAAAGATAAGGTCGCGTCGCCGGTTGATACGTCGCTTTCCTTTTTGCAATCCTTATACTTCACAAGATGCCCTATGGCATTGTGATTTTTATCAAATAGCTTCAGCATAGGGCAGCCCTCCTGTTATTCTTCCAACATAAAGTGTATTGCAAGCTGCTGCGCTACGGTTGGAATATTGTAGCGTTCTTTCCCCTCGCATTCTTCAAGGACGGAAAATTTTACTTTCCGGATCTCAAGCTCTACCTCTTCATTTTCAAGAAAGTTCTCATATTCCCGATTCAGCTCCCGCATTTCATCCGGTTCAATGTCGTAGCTGCTTTCTTTTTTTCCGCCGACAAGCTTATCGACCATAACCGGGTTTCCGTCCGCGTCCTTTTTGCAGTATCGTTCGCATAATTCCTTACGGATTTTTTCAATATGTTCCGCGTATTTTTGCATGGTGTCCAGGTTGCATGTGATTGCATATCCGAGTTTGATCGGTAAAGTCAGTTTTGCCGTTCCGGCAAGTGCCGTATATTTCTCGCTCACTTCTTTTAATGTCATTTTCATTTTGTTTTCCTCCCTACATAAAACGTGGATGGAACCTGACTGTGATATCCATCCATGCATTGTCAACTGTAATTTGATTATTCCCCGGCAGTAACGTCGGAAGTCCCCATATATCAATGTCTCCGGCCTTCAGATTTCCTCCTTGTGTAAACAGGCCTGTAATGCCATTTAGCGTTACTGTATTTCCTGTGGTCAGCTCCCGGACTTTTACCGGCAGGTCTTCTCCTGTATCTGGATTCCGGCATAGTCCTGTCAGTTCGATTTCTGCCGCTCCGACCTGCGGTGTGATTTCTATTGTGGCTGGTGTCGGTAACGTTCCTGCATTTTCTACGGTAAAGCTCTGCGCGCCGGAAAAGCTCTGTATGCTCTCCGTTTTTGCACACTCATAACCATCAAAATCAACCGTTAAAATATGCCAGCGGTTCATTACTTTCTCATTGTGAGTATATTTTGTCATCACGCCATAAAAATCGTGAATGAAATCGTCCAGTTCCAACTTCCCCGGCTCCTGAAAATGCGCCAGTATTTCGCTGCACCTTGACAGGATCGCCTGCCTCCCTTCGGCCTTTACCAAGAACGTAACTCGGATTGTCTTAAATCCCACTTTATTTTCGAACATGACCGGCTGCGGGCTTCCGCGTACCCAATCACTGTCATTTTTCACTGCGTGAAATCCTGGTGTTACGTTCTGCTGACGTGCATCCGCGTTTGAGATATCCCATCCGTTAAATTTCACTTTTATCTCCTCCTTAAAAAAGTGTATAAAAAGAGAGCGGTTGCCCGCTCTCAATTGTTCTTTAAAAATTCTCTTTGTGACGTTTATTAAGCATAGAAAAAGGAACAACCGTTTGCAAAACGGCTGGCTTCATGACAAAGATAAAAAAACTATCCTGTCACTCGCCAAAGTTTCAAGGGTGGTTTTTCTATGTGGCACTAATGACTAATCAAATAAATGAATGTCAGTAGTGCAATCAGAAATAATCTGAACTGCATCAAGTCATTAAAACTGAATTTGTTCTTCATATGCACCACCCCCATCCTATGTAGAATAGAGGCTTCCACCCTGCAACACAATTGTTCCCGCTCAAACTATAAAATAGTTCCCTGAATCCGACAATCACTTTATATCACCAGCTTCGGGTTTTTGAAATCAATGCCTATTCACCCACTCTTTGTATGTTTCCCAGTCGTCTTTTCCCATTGCGATTTCTGAATAATAAAAATCTTTGTTCCGGATGACTGCCCATATCTTTTTCAGCTTTGCCAATAAAGTACCCTGCTCTTTATACCAGTTTCCACTTAAATAAGTCTGATACCAATAATCTTCATCATCTGTTTTTTCGACTGTTATTCGTATTCCATCATCACATCCGCATTTGCACAAAACTACCAGGCTGTTTTCATCTTCTGTCTTCAACACTGCCATCTGAAATACCTCTCCTTCAATTTCATAAATAAATTCAGTATACCTGTGCTAAAAATGTAAAATAAAAATTATTTTCGTATAATCTTCCTCTGTTCTTATAAATTCAATCATCAAGACAAACTTACGCCTCCTCGTTACGTTTTACAGCATAAAAAGAGAACAAATAGTTTCACATTTTTACAAGTATTATATTCTTTCCCCTATTTTATTCTTGACAACCACGTTATAACGTGGTATAATTTAATCATAGAAAGGAGGTGGAAAAGAAATGGAGAAAAAACTAAACGAGCTGAAAAAAGTGGTATCAGCACTTACCCAGCTCGCATTAGAAATTGGAACTCTCTTAGCAGTAATCAAAATGATTATCGAGAGTCTCCGATAAAAACCGGGGAGGGAAACCTCCCCACTTAAAATATAACATAGCTCCATTTTCAATGCAATATGAAAAAAACACTAAAAAGTTTTCTGACACTCGTAATCGCTATTGTGTGGCTTCTTGTTGTTATTATTGGCCTTGTGTTACTATTTATTTAATAAGGAGGTTTCTATGAATTTAAGACAAATCCGTACAGAACAGCAACTATCCATTCGAGCATTATCTGACCTGTCCGGTGTCCCAATCCGAACCATTGAAGACATTGAACGTTTTGATCGCTGTAAAGTTGATACAGCTATTAAATTGGCCGATGCTCTTCGTGTAACACTTGATAAATTGTGTCGAAATTAGGCAGCCATTAGGCTGCCTTTTCTCATTTATCTTTTACAGTCTGCCTCTGTTCCTCCGCACAGTCACCGCCGCGCTCTCTTTGCTAATAAGCGGCTGCATTTGCCCCGTAAGTACGCCCGTATCAGTAACCATCTGTATCCCTGAAAGTGCCTCTGCGAGCATTTCCGGCAGTGCTGTCATAACCTGTTGTAGCGCTGCCACAATCCCACTGTTATCTACGTTTACCGACGTGGCCTGCGGCCTGTAGCTCTCCGTCATACGATTAATCATACCAATGGCGGAAAAGTTCAGTGCCTTTGCCTGCTCTGCCATGGCTTGCTGCTGACGGCTCATACGTGCCTGAATCTCATTTAGGTATTCCTGCGGGCTTCGCTGCCCCCACTTCATCAGGTTCTTGCTGATATCTGCCTTGAGCACGCTGCTGCCCTTTTGCAAAGGCGTCCACACGCCACCGTCCGGCCTGGTAATGAGTTCCATGCCCTTTTCCTGTGTCCAGGCCCATTCATCACGTTTTAGATTCAAAACGCCACTTGCATACCCCTTTTTCTTGAGTGCTTTTAAGATTGCATCTTTCTGAGCGCTGGTGGCCTTATCGTCTGCCTTTACGCCTAGTGTATCTGCCAGCTTTTTATAAATCGCATAGGTCGGTTTTCGTCCATAGCCTTCTACCAGATGCTTCCACAAAGCGTGATGCTCCTTTTTTTCTTCTGCCGACAGCTTCTTTGCATGTGCGCTTCCGGAATTTATGATTTCCAGGATCGCGTCTTTCTTTTTTGACGACGTTGTGGCGGTTTCCGTTTTCTTTTTATCTGTTGTTTCGGTCGACGTTTTCTTTGATCCTGCTCCGCTTGATGATGCACTTCCTGTTGTCCCGCTCTTCTGTGCCGGAATTACGCCCGCATCCGCCAGAATCTTTTTGGTCTGCTCTGCCGTTGCCCCGTCTTTGATCGCATTTACCAGCTTGGATACAATCTCTTCTCCGATCTTTCCAGCCTGCTCAACAAGACCCTTCAGCCCGTCAGAAAGTCCCTTATTCAGTTCCACAACTGCCTTGCGGTATTCTGACTCAATCGAAGCCATTTCATCTTGCGTATCTTTTCTTGCTTTTGCAATGGCGTCGTTCGTTTCTTTTAAGAGCTTTTTATTTTCTTCAATGGCCTGCTTTTCAGCCAAAGTATTTTTCTCTGTCCACAGGTCATTGTATGCTTTCAGCTCTTCTTCTGTCATCTGGTTCAGGGACCAGAGGGATGCAGACGCTTCCGGCCCCATTTCCCGTAGTTCGTCCATCAGTTCCGCGGTGAGTCCCTTTTTACTGAGTTCCTCGATTTGTTTCTCCCAAAACTTCAGCCCTTCGACCTGTGTTTTCAGATTCTTCGTCAGATCTTCTTTTTTGTATCCTTCGGCATCCCAGGCTTCAAATAAGCTCATGGAAGAGAGGATCTCCTGCTTCCGACTCTTTACTGCATCGTCGTATTTCTCCTGAAGGTCTGCAATACTCTCCGCGAGTTCCTCGTCCAGTTCTTTCTTGTTCTCGGCATACTCTTCGTCCAGTTCCTTTTGTTGTCCGTAATACTCTTCTTTTGCTTCCAGGTAGCTCTGATCCGCTGCAATGCGTTCGTCTGTGCCTTCTTTAAATTGTTTCCTCGCAATATCCCAGTATTGCATCTCGGCTTTTGCTGACACATCGTTATAGACCTTGTACTTACTGAGCAGCTCCCTTTGTACGTTTGCGTGCGTCTGGGTCTTTTGTTTTGCCTCCTCCTGTCGTTTCTTCTCTGCTTCTTTTTGTTCCTCGTCAATCTCCTTTTGCAGGTTTTTGATCTCTTTTGTCGCGTTGTACCAAGCCTGCGTACCTTTTTTTAATTGCCCCCGAACCTGTGTCCAATAGCTGAGCTGGCTTTTAAGTGACCAGTCATTTAAAATTTGCTGATTTTGTAAGTATTTCTGTGACTCGGAATATATTTCAGAGTAATAGGTTTCCGTATCTTTTTTCTTTCCGGAATCATTCTTTTTTGACACACTTGCCGTCATCATCTTGGCCAGCGCTTTATTATGGGCGTCAGTCCCTTTTTTCGTATGTTTTGCAATCTGCTGCCAGTAATACTGCTCGTCATCCAAGGATGTCTTGTGTGTCTTTTTATACTTTGTCAGCCATGCCGTTGATTTCTTATAGACCTGGTTTGACATTTTTTCAGCTTCTTTCCCTGCAAGAGAAGAGCTATCTTTAATACCAAACGCAAAACCCTTTGCGACTTGCTTTCCGACGTCCTCTTTGAATTTTTTTGACGGCGAGTGGATTCCAAGAGTTTCTTTTGCCTCCCTCAGTGCTGCAAACGCCGTTTTCCTTGATGCCTCTGCAACATCCTTCTGGCCGTCTAATATACCTTTTGCCATACCGGCTGACATGTAAAACCCGACCTGTTTCTGAAAAACCCGGCTGGGACTGTGGGAATCTGCCTCTTTATTTGCCGCATCTTTCGCGGCCTTAACAACATTCTTTGCTGCATCTTCTACGATCGGCGAGCCGTCTGTAATTCCCTGGGCAATTCCGGAGGCCATATTAAAACCTGCCGTATGAAACCCTGTAACATTTTCCGCTCCGGTCTTTGCACTTCCTGCTACTTCTCCGCCTGCATCACTTGCACTTTGCTTTTTTGATCGTATTCCCGATGCGTATTCACCAGCCTGCGTTGCTCCTGCGGTCTTTAGGCCTGCTTTCCCGGCTCCCGTATTTGCCTCTGTTCCAAGTTCTTCCCCTGCTGTTTCTGCGCTTTTCTTTTTGGATGAAATCCCATCTGAGAATGCGCCCCCGAGGGTTTCCCCTGCTTTTGTGTATGCCTCAGCCTGCCCCTCTATGGCCTCTGCCCCAGCTTTTGCAACGTCTTCGGCTGAGGTCTTTACTTTTTCTGCCCCTTCTTTCATGGTGGATGCCATTGCGTCCACGAGAACTTCTGTTTTTTCTTCAAAAATAGGGGCCGCGTCCGGAATAACTCCTGCTGCATCTTCTGTTGTCGCTTTTACGTTTTCCTCAAATTCACCTGTGTTATCCCCTCCCGCCATCGCTTCCTGCAGCTCCGGCGATTTTTCTGCAATCAAATCAATCAGCCTGTCATATGCGGCTGCCGCTTCTTCTCCGCCTGCGTTGATGCCGTCAGACAGGTCTTTTAAAATATTGTCTTTAATTCCTACCTTTTTCGCTACTTCTGCAAGTCCGTCAAAGGAGCCGCGCAAGCTCCCGTTTAACTGCTTGATCGCATCTTCTGCCGATACTTCTCCGCTTGCAATTCCTTCTGTTAATCCTTCTGGAATCTTAATGCCGCACTCCTTAGCCGTCTGCACGACTGTATCCAGTTCCTTCTTGGTTTCCTTCGGAAGCTCTTTCCATTTGCCTGCTGCTGATGTCGCTGCTGCTTCGACCGCATCCTCCAAAGCTGAAAAATCTGCATCTGATGAACCAAGATCGCCAGTCATTGCTTCGTACGCGAGTTTATTTGCTGCCCGCGCTTCTGCCATTTCCTCCGTCAGGTCCATGGCATCTGCATAGTCTTTCCCAGTATCAATCAGGATTTGTTTTCCTTCTTCCCCCTGGTTTCTGATGGTGTCTGCATAATGTGACCATAAAGAGGCTCCGTCTGTCCCGAGAGATTTCAAATATTCCAGGTAATCCGCATCAAGGTCGTCACCCATCTGTTCGATGACATACTTCATGTCTTCGTTCATCTTGAGCAGGCCCTCTTTCTGGCTGCGCACGTTCTCCTTGATCTCTTCTGCGGTCATATCAGTACCCGCGTCGAACTTATCAAACGGGGAAATCTTGTTTTGCAAGTCAGACTTTATCTCATCCACATATCCTTCGTATGTGTCCAGGATGGATTTCGCTGCTTCTTTTTGCGTTTCTGCGTTAACCTTTGCAGCCTTCGCGGCTTCTTCTATCGCATCCTTATTGTCATCCGCAGCTTCCGTGCTTCCCTGCGTTGCGCCGGAGAAATCATTCGTCGCCTCGGCGGTATCTCCCAATGTTACTCCGATACTTTTAAGCGCTTCTTCGTTTTCCCTTGTTAGTTTCTTAGCTTCCCTTTCTGCCTGCTGCATTTCTGCGAGTTCTTTTTCCGCCTCTTCTATCCTGGCATTTACGGCCATCGTTGCGTCTTTATCGGCAGTATCAGTATGCCTGCGTGCTTTCTCTGCTTCTTCCAGGGCGTTTTCTGCTTTCACGCGGTTCAGAGTCGCCATAGCAAGCGCCTGCATCGACTCCTCCTGTGCAGCGAGATACGCATCCTGCATTGCAATATCTTTTGCATTATCAAACATCCGTTCCAGCTCGTCGTTTGTCAGTGAAAGGGATGCCGTCTCGCCGTCAAACGCTTCCGCAAGCCCTGGTACGGTATTTGATAGTTCTGCCACTGCTGTTCTTAATTGGTATTTCTGAAATTCTGTCTTATCTGTTACGTTGTTCAGATCCAGGAATAGTTGCTTATACGCGTCCAGCTTTGCCCCTTCCGCCTCAGCATTGTCCATGATTCCTCGCGCAGATTCCAGGGACCGCTGCACCTCGTCGTTTGATGCAGCAATGTCAGCAATGAAGTTGTCGAGCACCGTCTTTTCTGTTTCCACATTCCCGCCAAGCGTATTGAGTGCTTCGGTTGCTCCCTCAAACAACGACGTGACTCCCGGCGCAACAAATTCACCAATCGGTGTAATGACATTGTTCTGAAAAGCTGTACCAAGTCCCGAAACGGCCGATTCCAGATCGGAATATTGTACCTCTTTGAGGCTTTCCATAGCCTCTTTCGAGCTCGATATGCTCCCGTTTAGATTCGTGAGCGCTGTGATTCCTTTTTCTCCAAGGTCTTCCCACATGGTACCAAATAAAGCCACGCCTATTTCGTTCTGCGCTACTTTATCGTCCATGCTCACAAGCGCGGCAAGTACCGTTTCTGTGGCTGCCTGTGCGCTCTCTCCGCCTTGTGCAAACTGGCTGCGCATTTCCTCCCCGTTTAGGCCAAGTTTCTCATATGCTTCATCCGTACTGGTTGCGGAATCCTTTACCCGGACGCCAAACTCCTTATATGCGTCTCCGAGTTTGTCAACAGAAAAGGTACCGGCGTCCGTACCGTTTTTCAGAGAGTTAAAAAATCCATCCGCAGATACCCCCATCTGCGCGTAATGGACGGAATACTCGTTGATCGTATCGAGCAGGTCCCCGTTTTTATCAAGCCCCTGCTGCGCGCCCTGAACAATCAGATTGAAAGCTTCCTCACTCGATATTCCGAACTGGTCCATCAGCATTTTTACGGCCCGGATAGACTCCTGGTAATCCATATCAAACGTATCGCGGAGCGTCATGGCATTCTCCGTAACGTCTTTTAGCTCTACGTCGCTGAGTTTACCCATTGATTTAATGACAGTCCCCATTGCGTCAGCAACGTCCTCATAGCTCTCGCCAAAGTTTTCCCCTTTGATCTGCTTCATGACATCCTGATAACGCTTTGCTTCCGACTCAGACAGACCTGTGCTGGCGGCAAGATGTGCAGATGCACTGCTTAAATCATACATGGATTCTTTTACTGCATCTACTCCCGCTTTTACTAAATCAATAGCGCCCGTGCTCAGGCTTTCTCCGATTCCCGCAAGAAATCCATCTTTTACCGATAATGACATATCTGATCCGCTTACGGCTTTTCCAAATTCATCAATACTTTTTGCGCATCCGTCTGTCGCTTCCTGTGCTTCCCGCATATATGCAGCATTTTCATTTACTGCCCGGTTTGTCTCAATTACTTCTCTTTGCGCCGTATTAAGCTTCTGCTGCCATGTCTTGATTTTATTTTCGCAGCGTCCTATCTCGCCTTTTTGCCTGTCAATGGCCTTCGTATAATCATTTACTGGTTTCACCCGGTCTGACAAACCTTTTTGTTTATCTTTTGCCTCTTTAAGAGCTTTGGAGAGTTCATTTACTGATGCGGCCTGATCTTTTAACGCTGTCTTTGATGCCGTTCCAGACGCCTGCATTTCTTTGTATTTTTCCTTTGCAGTTTTCAAAGAGCCTGAGAGCAAATCCACTTCTTTTGTCTGATCTTTTAACTGCTTACTTAATTCTTCGCTGGATGTGCCTGAATTCTCTAACGCTTTTTTGGTATCTTCCAGCGCCCTTTCCAGTTCGTTCAGCCGTCCCCTGGCGGCATTATATGTTTTGTTTGCATTGTCGAGTCCGCGTTGTGCAACATTTTGCTTCTCTTTTTGCTCTACAAGTTTTCTGGATAAAACCTCATGCTTTGCAGTCAGCGCTTCTATTGTATTTTTCTGCCCTTCGTATTCCGCTGATACTTTTGCTGATTCCGACTTTGTTACCTGCAATGTTTTATTGATATTTGCAAGGGCCTGCGTAAATTCTCTCTCCCCGTCCAGCGAAAGCACAATCCCTATCTTATTTTTCGCCATATCCTTCTCCTTTTTTGCATGACAAAAGCGCCAATCATACGACCGGCGCTTGTAAATCAGTTATATTTCGATTAATTCCATTGATCCTGCTTTGTTATCCAGTTGGTAAATAAAAGTATCGGCACCACAAATACGGCACTTGCGGCGGAAAGGAAAATTCCTTTGTTGAAATCTTTCCAGCATAACGCCACAACTAAAACACACCAGAGAATCAGTGGGATATTAAAAATGAACAGGCGTATTATTTTTCTTATTCGTTCCGTTTCTTTCCGTCTTTTATTGTATTCTGCTACCGAAAGTTTTTTCATTATCATACCTTTTCCTTTTTTTCTGATTATCTCACATAGATGGCTGTGTCACAACTAAAATTATATCACATCCACAGCAAGCTTCATTTGCTCGTATTCCGGAATCTTCACAAAATCCTCTGACAATTTGATACCGAACTGCTCCGATACCTTTTTGAAATTATAGGCAATCCTATGTGGTGCAAGCCCCTGCCTCACCGCAATGCGATCCAGAACCTTTGTGTAGCTCGCCACTTCTCCGATCGGGATTTGCTCCGGCGGCATCAATATCTCTTTTTCCATTTCATGAAAACGATTGATGTACCGGGCTGTAAATTCTGTTCCTTTCTGCCCCGTCAGTTTGTGTGCTATAAATTCGCAGCCTTTCTTAGTGACAAGGAAACACGGAACCGCTTTGTTTTGCTCTGAAATATACGTTGATTCTGTAAAAAAATCGGACGGGGAAATTTTTCCCTCTCCTAACTGATTTACATACTTTCTAATATCTTTTAACAGATCCGCATGTCTCTTATCTACCATCCCTGCCACTTCCATAGAAGTAATCGTCGTTCCCGTTAATTCATTCATGACGCTACCTCCTCTCTTTTACTTTCCGAGCTCTCTAATTCAATCAGATCCTCCGCTATCCTATCCAAATAATTTGACACGCCAAAAAGGGCATTTTCATTGATTGCGGTGTTAGAATATCCGATTCCCTATCATCTAATTGATTTGATAAACCGGAAACTATCGTCGAAACACCATTAAGTTCTGCGCTCAATTCATATAAATCCTTACTCATATTCTTTCTCCTTCCTACCAGTCTCTTTCCTGCGTGATTTTCTTAAATGATTCCCACTCTTCGTCAAGTGTGAAATACTCTGAATCACCATCCACGAAATCTTGCACATGTTCCTGCCAGATGTCCCACAAACGTTTGCGATCATATCCGGTAGTCTCGGAAAGAATATGAATTGCCATGGCGTACCCTGCCATCTTTTCAGCAAAATCAAAAAAGCTCAAGCCTCCCTGCTGCTGATTAATAAGTAAATTCTCAAAGCTGAAAATTGTTTTCTGAGATACTCCCAGATTGTTCAATTTCTTGTAGACCTGCTCCTGTAGGTCGGTAAATATTTCTTTCATTGCTGCCATAATAAAAAGCTCCTTTCAATTTTTGTTCTTGAAAGAAGTCTCGCCATCTGATATGATAGATTTATCAGAAGGAAACTTCTGGTGTTGATTTAGAAGTTGCAGTCGTTGGTAGCGGGGCAACTTCTATTTTTTATCTAGTTCTTCCTTGACCATTTCAACTCCTTTTATTAGCACCTGCGTCTTTGTAGCATGCATTCGCTTAGCACAAGTTTCTAACATTTCGTTTTCAGATTTTGTCAAACGAATTTCCAATCTGATATTCCGAGGATTGTCAGTCAATTTTGTTCCTTTTTGTAAGGGCGCCATTTAATCACCCTCCTTCTTTGCCCGTACAAACATCATATAAGATTGTACGGGCAAAGTCAAGTATTATTTTGCAAAAGAACGCCAAATTTTTACCTTCGTAAAGTATTATTCTTTATATTTCCAGCAGAAGCCACCTGCATGCTTTTGTACACCTTTTGCGGCATCACGAATACTTTTGGAATTAACTCCTATGTATTTAGATGCTGCAGCGATAGAATCAAATTCTGCAATTATGTTTCCAGCATCATCCATTTGAAAAATGTTTTTTCCTCTCGTTTTTAAAGGTTTTTCTATATTTTCTTTCTCATTTTGTTTCTTCGCTATTATTTCTTGCTCCAATTTTTGTTGGTTGTGAAGCGCCTCCAACATTTTGCAATAGTCAGCACAATCCTCTCCTAATATTTTTTCTATCAGATTAACACCTTTTTCAGTAGGTATATACAACACGGGCAAATTAAGCTTATCAATAGCTACGTTTGCAGCAATCCTCGAAGCAAGTTCCACTTTTGATCCACATTTCTTTAAAGAATATTCTGACAAAATATCTTTCAATTCCGATAAATCAAATGCGTATATAGTTTCCACGCCATCAGCTTGCCGCATGTATTCAGAATATATTAACTTCTTGTGATATTCATGGCACCTGTTTTCCGGATACCTTTTTGCTATATATTGAGGATATTCTCCATTGACTCCATTAAAAGCTTTTCCTCTTAGACTCCACTTTAGTAATTTTGCTGCGCTCCTTTTTAGCATATAATCATATAAATATAAAGTCGTTTCGCAATCCCCCAATGCTCTGTGCTGGATTCCTCTGAATGTCCCTGCGTAATGCGCCAATTCTCCAAGTGATTTACTAGGAGCATCATACATGCACACGCGAGCTAATATAAGAGTATCGGTATACCGATTACTGATTCTCTTGCCAAAAACTTCAAGGTACGCTCTATTAATAAACTCAAAATCAAATTTTTCAATATTATGCCCAACTAAAGGCAGGTTTCCTATAAAATCTCTATATTCTGTTATAACTTCAGCAAGGTTTTTTTCACAATTTTGTACCATGTCTGTAGTTATTCCTGTTATAATCACAATTTTGTCATCCAACGCTTTATCGTAATGAATCAAAGAAGAATAATTTTCTACAATTTCAGAATCTATAATTTTTATCCCTGCAATTTCAATTATAGAATCATTGCAACGATCCAGGCCCGTCGTCTCAATATCCACAATCACGCAATCAGGCATAGTATCAAAACTCTGACCGCATCGATTTCTCTTTTTGCTCTTATCGCTAATCTCAACCCTTTCTTCGGTAGCTTCTATACTCAATTTCGGTTCTTTGATCGTTTTTCCATACTTCTTTATATATTTTTTAATTTCACTCTTTTCAATTTTCCATCCCTCTTCAAATTCTAAAGCAAAATGATAAAAACAATACCGTGCCATATGTTTAGGATCATAGTCATCGCATCCAATATAATTTTTTATTCCTTGCTTTATACCAGATAAATCTTCTCCTTTTATTTCTTCATTCGAATATGCGTATTCTCTAGCTGCATCTGAAAAATATAAATTTTTATCAGCAGCATAGATCATTTCCCGTAATTTATATGTCTGATCTATTCTCTCTTCTATCGTTGGTAAAAATTTTTCACACCCCGACGTGACAATAAGATATAATCTCGTATCAAGCAAAATTAACATTTCAAGTATCTCGCGTAACTGCTCCTTTGCACGTAAAATTTCTGATTTTTTTTGTTCCAACTGCTGACGCCCAATTTCTATTACTCTTTGTCGATTTTCTTTCTCTACATCCCTATACTCTTTCTCACATTTTCTGCACCGTCCACAAGCATTTACGTACAAAAAGAATCCTTTTTTCCCACAAACACTACATCTCCCCATAACGCTTCTCCTTTGTGATATTTTGTCAAAATTCTACCACAAATAAGAAACCTTGCAAATTAATCAGCTTAAAAGTCAGGCAATTTGCGCTTCAAATTCAACCCATATAAAATTTTACGCACAAAAAAGACAGCCTTTCGACTGTCTCTCATGTTTGTCATTTAGTTTTTATAAAAATGATACCGAATTTCTCCGGTCTCATTTCTTCATTACTCTACAATAAATTTTGCTGAGCTTAATGTAGCTACCTCATGTTCTCCAACATACTTGCTCTCTACGCCATCTAAATAATAAAATTCTTGAAAAGCACCTTTACCAAATTTTTTCTGTATTTCCTCATTCTGTGCTCCGTACTCAATTTCTGCATAGACGCTAAATTCGTCGCCGCTTACTGCGTTTTCCAAGTACTGATAAAATATATACGAAATTTTACCGTTTTCTATTTTCTGCTCTGTTTCTTCAATAAATTTATAATTTTTATATGAACTCAACTTAACAATAGTTCCATCCGGCAATTCCGACGATAAAGCATATTCCAGATTTATATCATCCTTCCGGCTTAATGAAGCTTGAACATCTCCATTTATACGTTTTTTCTCTTCCTCGGCTAAATATTTTTGGTAATCTTCACTATTCTGAAACTCGCCGCCTATTTCCGAATACAAACTTGAAAAATCATCTGATAAATCAACAGTAAATTTATATTCCGACATGCTATCATTTTCTTTTATTACGAACGTTGTCTCCCCTCCGTGTTCAAGTATTCTGCAAAACTCATCATTATTCCTTACTATTAAACTATCACTATTAGAATTTATATAGCATCCTACTTCATGTTCACCGTTCTTTGAATCTAATGCTTTTATGGAATACTCTTTATTTTTGCTATAAGAATTATTTACAACGTTATCTCCATACTCATATAATTTTATTCTTATATAGTCTTTGTCAATCAAAAACATTACCTTTAATTCCGAATCAGTTGTCGCACTATTACTAAACGTCCCAGTAATGTAGTATTCATTTGTAATGTACTGTTCCTCTGTTGGCCTATCAAATTCATCCACATAGTTTTTTATTATCCATCGGTTTGCAGTATTTATTTTTTCTGTTTCCGTCTCTGATTCCACAGAATCATATCCAGAATTATCCATTAACTCTTTAACATACAAATCAAACAAAATGTTATAAGTATCTCTCAACTCATTATACGCATCTACCAGCTCTTCCTTTTCAAGCTCTTCCGGTATAATTGAGTCAAATTCATTAGCCGCAATACATGAAATTCTTCCGCAAAACATCATCACTGCCATAATCAATAAAACACAAAGTTTTTTCTTCATAACTCGTCCTCCTTGGAATTGATATTTTTTCTCATTGTACCATAATCTCGTATACATTGCATACAATTTTTTCAAAATTATGCTACAATATACCAAAATACAAGAAAGGAGGATTGCGCTGTGGCTGATAAAAACAGCGCTGGAGGTACCGGACAGTCTTCTCAAAATTCCGGTACGCGTCAGATACATATAGGCGAAGGTGCGCGTGCTCCCAAAACAGTACCCACCAGACCGCCAAAAAAGTAATACTGGGCCGAATTATTCCGGCTCATCCCTATAATACGCCTCATATCGATTGTTTTTATAAAATTTAATCAGTGTATCCGTCTCAATATCGTAATATTCTACTTCCGCAAATGGAAATATTCTGTCAGATACGTCTTTTTCCTTATCCTCCTCGAACAGTTCCCTGATCGAGTCTGTGTTATACAGCGCCAGTTCCTTTCTTTCAACAGTAGGCGCCGGATATGAACGGAGCAGCCCGGCCGTCACTATCTGTCCGCCACGCTCAATTTTCACAATGCATTTCGACACATCGATGATCTTTTCTGTCTCGAACAGGTTTCTCCATACATCACTGTATTTTAACTCTGCGTCACGCCCCACTGCTTTGTTGGTTGAATTCTTTATTTCCCTGAAAGCCCATTGCCCCAGCGTATGCCATACAAAAATCACCGCTATGCTGGATGCCAGGTTCAAAATGAAATAATGTATCATAAACGATAAAAAATCAAATTTTTCTGTTACTGCGAATACCTTTCGTTCTGTCTCGCCTAAGATTGTATATCTGCTGAACTTGAGAATTTCGGTCCTCATAAATATCAGATTCACAAAAAACACAACCATACAGAACAGCACGCACTCCGCCAATTCCACGGATTTATTCTGACGGACTACTGGCACTTGCCGGATATGTACATTGTAGATAATATTCAATGCCGCCGGCAGCGTGAACAATACCAAAAAATATACGCTCTCTGAAAATAACATATCTACCCGCCTCCTTATATCTCTATTGTAACAACCTTCCGATATAATAACCAGCTCTAATTACAGCTTTTCAATCAGTTCTTTCACTTCCTGATAAATCTGCTTATAAGACACTTTTTCTTCCATCAGCTTTTTAATCCGCATCTTAACTAGGGTCTCCATAGCCTTCATATCCATCAGCTTCTCCTGTGACAGATCGTTTCGGCTCCCAGCTTCGATGCCCAGTTTATTATTAATCAGGTTTGTAAAAATCACATAATATCTTTCTGCGCTTTTACTTCCCTGATATTTCGCATATTCAATAAACAGTTTAATCTGATCTGTTTCCGTTTTCCTTGCGTGCTTCGCCTCTTCCCGGGTCCCGAGCCACTTATCATCTTTTTCCGTTGTGATATAGTAGCCGTTCTTACGAATTGAAATTATTGTATCTGCAACCCAATCATTAAATCTATCAGCAATTTCTTTGTTCGAATACCCGCAAATCACATATATTCCTTGTTCCCTATATAGGAAAGCCTTTTTACTTTTTCCTATTCCATTGAACGGGGTCTCAAATTGTGACGACCTAACCTCGACACTAAATTTATCAAGCCTGTCTTTATGTCTCTGATGAATCACTAAAATCGCATGAGATGGATTTGTATACTCCAATGCATATCCGATCTGCGTCCTGCTCATGTAAATATTATTTTCTTCATCCACATAAAAATCACATTTTGTTCCTAAAAAGTTTCCCTGTTTAACAAGTCTTAGTTTCATAGCATGTCCTCCAATTTCTTATTTTTACATAACAAAAAGAGACAGCCATTAACTGCCTCTTTTACCTGTTGTTCTATTATCTCTTACGCCAAATTGTCGATTGCGTATTCGTCGCCCTCTTTTTTCAGGCCGTTCATAATCAGAAATTCTCTGTATATTTTAAAGAATTTCCTGGGCGTCATCTGAAACAGCTCGCTTTCCGAGTATCCCAGCTTCATGGAGCCGATGTAAAGTATGCGGGCGACATTTAATTGTTCGTCTGCCCGCTCTCCCAGTTTGGGTCCTCATCCTCGATCTCCGGAAGAGACACCCCATATGCTCTTAATAATGCAGCCATAACATCCCAGTAATTGTCCAGGCCAATCATTTCACCTACATCCACCTGTGTTACCCGCATTGGTGCTTCTTGCATCCCCAGTCGTTCTGTCCGGTCAACCTCGTCGTTTAATAGGATTGTAACAACTTCTCTCAATAAATGACCGGATTCTTCATTTTTCGTGAGATCTTCGATAATCTCATAAAGATTCTTCCCATACTTATCCTGTAATTCATCAATTATGTTCAGAGTGAAGAGAAAATGTCTCTCCACTCCATCCAAAATTATTGGAATTCCTCTCGGTTTTAAGTCACTCATGATTGTGCTCCTGCATCCTCTGTCCCAATTCCAAGAATCTTATCCACAAATGCTTTTGCCGCCTCCAAAGAGTCAAACTCATTTTCACTTTTCCAGTCACCATTCGGAAGTACAAACAGGTTTCCTTCCATAGTAGTATGGTTGAACGTTGTGGATTCCTGTTTTGTTGTATTCTCATCATTCGGCTCTTTGAACTGTATCTTTGCATATACCTTTGCCCGGTAAACGATACCTTCTTTCTTGCTGGTACGTGACTTTCCTACAAGACCGATTCCAAGATATGGCGGTGTATCGTCAGCATTCCGGATCATCCCCGTTTCCGCCGCAAATGTATGTCCAAGCATCCACGCCTCATTTTCCATTGTTGGCTCATTCAATTCCGCGCTTACCGTACCTCCTGTCACAGAAACATCTGTAATTAGGACACGGTCATCCCCGAAATCTTTTACATCATTCGCCGTTACTGTAACGTTGAAATTTGCGCCCGGTCCAATTTCTTTTCCTTCCGTATATTTTGCTGCTGCAATGCTTGCTGCACTTTCTGCGTCTAATTTTGCTGCCGCAATGTACTCAAAACCTATCTTTGCCATTTTTTAAGTTTCCTCCTTCATGATTTGAATATATGTTTTATGTTTCTTCTACGATATTTGCCAGGAAGCATAGATGCGTGTATCCGGTATTTTCCTCAAATAATGTCTGTATCCCGGACAGTGAAAAACCTGCCGCTTTGAGCCTGCTGCGAATTTCGCGGCGTTTTGCAATATAATTCACCGGTTTTCTGGATTCTCCCTTTTTAAACCAGTGTATCTGCATATACTGCACCCATACAAGATCTGTATCATCCCCAAAATCCTCCGGCTGTTCCAGTTCTGGATTGTAGACGATATATTCTTCCGGCAATTCCTCCATTGGGCATGACAGCGGCCAGATATTTCCATCTACCAGATCGTTTAGGGCGCTTTCTATTTTCTGGTTTACATTCATTTCCTGCCAAGCTCCTTATATACAGTCTCTTCCATAATTTCCATACACTGATTTTTCACGCTGCTTACCGCTTGGGCAAGGCACGGGTGTGGCCTCTGCCGTGAATTACCAAATTCCAGGCTCAAAAGTTTCTTTGCATTGCTGACCCCTTTGTGGTCCTTCCCGGTTGGCTTTATTACAGCAAATGCGCCCCACTCGTTCAGTTTTGCTTTCGTTTTCTTAATAGACCTTTCCAGGTCGCCATGCGCATAACCCTTGCCTGCTGCCGCTGCCACTGCGGACTTGACGGCCTTTTCGAGAACCGGCGCCGCTGCATCGACCGCTTTTGGTGCGATCTCTCCAAAACGCCCCGCCTGTTCCAGCTCCTTGATTATTTCATCAATCCCGTCCATCCGAAAATTTGCCATTGCCTCACCTCTTAACTGCAGATTATTTCAATCATAGATTTATCGTTTTTATATGTCCGAACGATATCATACACAGAACCGTCGTACTCAATCCGTGAGGCAAACTCTTTCTTCCCTCCAACCGTATGAGCCGACAGTTCCCAATCTTCCTGACGTGTTTCCAGTATGATCTTTACCGTAATTCCGGATCGCAATGCCTCGTAAAACTCTGCCCGCATTACTGACTTTTCTCTCACATAGACCGGTATTTCCTTCTTTACTTCTACTGGGAATCCGTCCTTGTCTTTCTCATTCGCTGTAACCAGCAATTTTGCCTCTTCATCCATCCGGATCACCAGCCCTCTCGTATTCCCCGGATAATGCCATAGAATCCCTCAGGGCCGCATACGCAGCCCCAAACTTTTCATGATCCTTATCGTATCCGTAATGTGCTTTACAATAGAGCTTTACAACCTGTTTAAACAGCGGATCACTCTCGTCCGTTACATAAACCCCGGCAATCTCCAGTTCTTTTTTGCAGGCTATAGCTAACTCGCCGATCTCTTCTCTTGCAACCTCAGATTTTACCCTGACAGCATTCATCAGCTGTTCGGTCAGATCTTTATCAATCACAGTTTAACGCCTCCAAAAGTTCTGCCTTGCTCATTGTTGAATATCCCTGGATTCCTCTTTTCTTCGCTGCATCCCGAAGCTGTGTTACGGTATATGACTCGTCATACTCTTCATGGCTTGCAGCTGCGGTATTATTTTGTGCCGATACCGCGCGGCCCATTATTCCCCCGTTTCATTCGCTCCGCTTGCGGCAGCATATTTCAGCAGAGAATGCGCCTTGGTGCTGGTTGTTCCGCCGTCAACAATCGCATATCCACAATAATCCACGGTTCTTGCTTTCACGTGCTCCTCTGTCATTACAGACATATCTTTATTTACGTTTGCCAGATACCCTACAAACGGGCTAGACATCAGAACTTCTCCATCCAGCATCGAATCGTCTTCTTTTACTTCCATACCAAGAATTCTGTAAATGCCATTATTTACCGGATCTGGAACAAACATTGGTTTCCCGTTCTTGTCAACCACATTTGCCAGCTCTCCCCAAATCGTTGTGGAATTCGCGTAAATCTTCAGTTCATTTGAGCCGACCTTTACTTTTGCTCTTGCGCCTGTCAGGTCTTTATACGACAAAGTTCCTTTCGTATAAGTTGCAACCTGCGGCGTGGATGTTTCTTTTTCCAGGGCAGTGACGATTCCGGTCGGCTCCGGCTTAAAAGTATCTCCTGTTGCCGGCTTTCCTTTTCCGTGCGATACGCCATAACCGAGCGCTGCGCCCATCCTCCGCGCCATTTTTCTCTGAATATATGGAATGAAATCCTCTACTGCCATCTCACGCAGCTTCCAAGATACTGTAATGGATCTTGAAAGCTCACATCCGCTCAGGCTCAACTCTCCGATTGTTTCCTTGCCGTCCTCTGTCTGAGTGTCTTCATCATACCATTTTGCGTCTGTGGATTCCTCTCCGATCAGCGCTTTATATGCACCTTTTACGTATGTTTTCTGCACATCGTTCCAGAGTGGATATAACTCCTCGACCATATCCCATATTCCGGATGCTACTGTCTGTGGGATAACCACACCGGTGTTTTCTGTTGTGTGGGTGTAAACGTTTACCTTATCTACCGTCTCTGCCTCTTCCGCTGTAAGGTTTTTCCCCATCATCAGCTTCGCCCATGCGTTTTTATAAGCATCGGACTTGTAGAGGTTTTCTGCCTCATTCCCATGATTTGTGCCAAGGCCGATCGCAAACGCCGCTGTTACTTCCCCATTAACTGCACTTCCGGTCAGTTCCTGGATGTTGATAGCTCTCTGCTCGCCGCTCAGGGCGTTCATATTTGCCTGTGCTTCCGCAATTGCGTCCCATTTCTCATCCAGTACTGTAACATCTTTCATTTTTTCATTTGCTTCATCAAGTTTGCCTTCGTTGATGAGCGCCTGCACCATGTTCATCATTTCATTTCTCTGTGCAAGGTACTGTTCATAATTCATAGTCTTTTTCCTCCTTTGCCTGCTCTCGCAGAAACTATTCTGGTTTTACTGTTCTTCGCGCCAGCTTCAGCGCTTCAAATTTACACTTCGTTATTCCGTCCATCGCCTCTTTTGTTTTCTCCCCGCTCAGTTCCCTCACGCGTTCCATCTGCTCTTTTGTTGGCAGGCGAAACATTGGGCCTGCTACAAGAGGAATTTCTTCTTTTTCAGGCTCTTCAAACATGACCTTGTCCACAAGCCCCCTCTCTTTCGCCTGCTGCGCTGTGAGCCAGGTCTCATGCTCCATCATTTCAAGTGCTTCTTCCTCTGTCATTCCTGTCTTTGCTGTGTACGCTGTGCACATTGCACGATCTGCGGTGCGTAATACCTCAGCCATATGCTCCATTGCCTCATGGTTACCTCTGACACCAGAAGAAACACAATGCACCATCATAAGAGCCGTCGGAGACATTTCGCTGTATGCGGCGCAAGCTGCGACAGAAGCCGCGCTGCACGCCTCTCCAACGATGTAAATTCTCACATCATTCTTCTGAGCCGCGTTGCGCAGTAAGGTATAAATTTCAGAGCCAACATCAATCACGCCGCCTGGTGAATTGATATATACCTCAATTTCATCTCCCGGATTCACACCGGAAAGTACAGTACTTACGTCCCGCGGACATGTGCTGTCTTCGCCAAACCAGTTATAATACCATTTGTAATCGTTCGGTATCATCACACCGCGTATTTCGATTTTATATTTTGCCATCTTGCTCACCTCCTGTCTCTAAAAGCTTTTTAATCAGATCTGCCATTACTATGCAATTTTCTGCGTTTATTTTCCCGAGGCAATCCTCTATCAGCCCAACAACTTGCGTATCGAGTCGTCGGATTGGCTGATCGCCGCCTGGTAGCGGAGCCATATTCATCGTTGCGCGCCACTCATTCGGTGTCATTGCGCTTCGGTCTACCATTGCCTGGAAATTTAATTTTGTGCTTAAGCTCGCGCACTGAAGGTTGCTCGCCTCGTATATGATCCTGTTTCCATGGCTTCTTTCCTTCGGGGTAAAAAGTTTTGTCGTAAGAACATCTCCGAACTGTATCGCCGCCGGTTCAATTTCCGCTTCGTAATACGCAGTCCATTCGTTCTCTTGCCACGTTGACTGTACGATCTTTTTGTTTGTATTAAAAAATGAGTAAATCCGCTCAGTAATACGGTCTGTCTGTGCGGCGTTCGGAACATAATCTTTCGGTTCAATCTGCTTTGCTTCCGCTTTCGCATCGACTCCTGCTGCACCGAACGTTTCGCTTTCATATGACAGATAATTTTTTACAAACTGTTCTACATTTTTCTTGATATCTTCCGGCCTCATAGAAGAAGAATATTTTAAAAGCCATCGAATAACACCACTGTTTTTTATTGCTTTTATAATTCCCTGATCTATAATCCCAACACATTCCATAAGCTGCGAAAGGGCCGGAGCTGGGCTGCTTCCGAAAATATCGTCATCATAATAATCCTGTCTCAGATGAATGACATCCCTGTAGTCGAATGTCCCTCTTTTTCCGTTTTGGTAAGTAAATCTCAAAAACAACCCGCCTGTTTTATCGTAAAGCGTCTCCGCCATAACTGCAGGTATCGGGTATAATTGTGCAGGATACCCGTTCATGTCACGTACGATCAGTGCAAACGCATTGTTATTCAGGCAGAGCTGGTTTGCCATTTTCTCCTGGAACTGCTGACCCGTCATGTATGGATTTGGCGTCTGTAATAAAACTTTAATGTATGGTACCGGATTTACTTTCAGTTCGGCGCCCTGTTCATTCCTTATATGTTTGGCCACCAGCTTCCCGATCGCTTTTACTTTTGGCCGGATACACGCCCGGACAATATCTGAATCATACAGTTTTCCATTCCATGCGTAGAAATGCTCTCCCCAGGTTGTCACCATCTGGAACTGATTTCCCTGTGTTGGCTGGTCTGCTGTCGGCTCTCTGTTCCTGTTTTTTCCCTTGTTCCAAAATCCCATGCGATACTCCTTTCGTAAAAAAAGAAGAGCTGCTTTGCCCTTCCTAAATTAAACTCATGTATTCATTTAGATTGTCCTGATACACCACACAAGCATTTAAAAGAGCTGCTGTGCCATCTATTCGACGCGTAGGCACGCTTGTTTTAATCGGCTGGATATTTCCGTTCTTATCCACGTCAATTGCAGTATTACATAAACACCATTTATCTACCGGATGATCGTTATATACGATAATCTTACTTTCAAGATCCGCACCCATATTTTTCATTGGCAAAGATAAAGTCTGTTTTCCTTGTGCTACCGGAACCATTACATCTTTCCCGAAAGTTTCCTGCATTTCTTCCACCCAATATGTTGCAGACCATCTGTCATACCCTATCTTGTATATGTAAAGGTCGAATTTATCCCTGATCTCCACAAACCACGCTGTTACATCCTTGTACGAAACTTTATTTCCTTTGCAGGTCCGCACCATCCCTTGTTCGATCCAATAATCATACGGTATATGATCCTCGTGTACACGTCGCTCCACAAGATCTTCTGGTATCCAATACATCTGCAATACATAAATGTGCTCGTCATCCGGCAAACGAAAAATTACTTTTGCAGCCGTTAGATCTGTTGTCGAGGATAGATCAGCGCCGCCTATTCCATAACGTGGCTTTAATGCCTGCACGTCAAATCTTTCGGTGTTGATAACCTGCTCTGCATTCAGCCATGCTTCCGAAGATGTTTCCGGTATATTAAATTCTTTGCATACCAAATTTCTTACCAGAAGCGGGTTGCTTTTCGCCCGCTCAACTTTGTCTTTCAGTGTCCGAAAGTTTTTTATGGTCCCAAGACCCGGATTTGCCTTTTTCCAGCATTCTTCATCTGTCCACTCTTTTCGGTTATCCAGCTCGTAAATAAACGCAATAAACCGCTCGTCCTTATATCCGTTTTCATCAAAATACCCATCTATGACCCGCTTTGCTTCATCATATTTTTGATCATAAATATCCTCCCTGATTGTTCCTGCTGTTGATGTAATATAAATCAACGGCTGTTCTCTGGCTGAGACCCCATCGGCAATGATATCATAGAGTTTTTTTCCACTCTTCCACTGGTGTATCTCATCCATCAATCCACAATGAATATTCAGTCCGTCTAATGTGTCACTATCCGATGCCAGCGGTTTAAACACGCCATCGTTAAAATCAGAATCCAGCTCTGCCACCAAAGATCGGACGCGCTTTGACAGAGAAGGTGATTTTCTCACCATTCGTTTCGCTTCCAGCCAGATAATTCTCGCCTGGTCTTTTTTTGTTGCAACTGCGTACGTTTCTGGTCCAAGCTCCCCATCTGCCAATTGCATATAGAGTCCAACAATAGAAGCTAACAACGACTTCCCGTTTTTCTTTCCTACAATCAGCACGGATTCCCTGTATTTTCGATTTCCTTCGATGTCTATGAACCCGAACACTGCCGCTAGGTGTGCTTTCTCCCAAAGCTCCAATCTGACCGGTTTTCCGCCAAATTTTCCTTTTGAGTGCCTGCAGTAATTTTCTGCAAATTCAATAATGTGATTTGCGCGATTGTTGCTGTAGAAAAATTCCCCCGGATGGTCCAGATCATAAATCAGTTTTTTGTATGTCTTTCTAAGTTTGTAACAGACAACCTCTTCCCCAGACTCAATCTTTTCCCAGTATTCACGTATAGGATTATAGTCGTCCGGATATTTAATCATCCCTGCCATTTACAAACTCCTCAAATCCATCACCTTTCTCTTGTGTCTGCTTCTCCATTTTAGGCATGCAGTCCAGCAAGATTTTCATTGCAGTTGTCTGTTTTTGCGACATCTGAAGATAGAGCTGTGCATCCGGACTTTGCTTAGTTCCGTACTGATTCTCTCCGTTCTTATATTCAGCTGTTGTACCTTCCCGCATAATCTTTTCTCGAAGTTCCCGCATAGTCACAGTCAGGAAAGCAACGTCCTCAAGCACGCCGTCGACCAAGTCTTTCTTTTTCTTATCTATTTTCGAAAACTGTCTCCTTAATCGCGCTTTCTCCTTCTTAATCGCTTCTTCTTTTTCCAAATATGAGGAAATACTGTCGTATTCTTCGTCTCTTTTTCTTGCCTCTTCCTCGTACCTTTTATCGTCACGTGATATCATGCATACCACACCCCCTTCATAAGAACCTGTGCATTATATCAAGGTGGCAGCCCGGTCAGGATTTTCCGAAACTGCTCTTTGAATCAGGGAGGGGTATCAGCACCTCCCCGCACGGCCCAAACACGTACTGCACCAATCCCGGCACCTTGCCTTCACCTCTTCCGTTCTCTTTGTTATGACAAACATGGCAGTCATATTTCAGATTGCCAAACCCCAATGCAATTTCCGGATCATTAATATTCTCCGGCGTCAACTCTATTTTATGGTGCACAATATAACCTGGACTTTCATGGCAGGTTTCACATAGTCCTCCATCTATAGCGCGTCTGTGCGCAATATATGCCTTGCGACATTTTATCCATTGCTTTGATCTGTAAAATGCTTTTGCAAACTCACGCGCCATAATTCCTCCGTCTTCTGCATTTTCGCGCAAAGAAAAGCACCCGGGATTCCGGATGCTTTCTTCATTATTTCTTATTCACTTCCTGTATGAATTCATTCATCATCTTTGTCAGCTGGCCAGCGGCACTTACTCCTTCTTTCTTGCATGCCTCTGCATACGCTTCCACTACTTCTCGCTTCAGCTTATATGACTTTGACATCCAGCCGGCTTTTTCTTCATACTTTCTAGTTGCAACTGATTGCGGCTTTGGGCTACCGATCGGCATCTTGATTCCTCCTTTTGTGAATGAAATAAAAGGAAAGCTTTACAATGCCTATTGTAATAAAAAATATTCCAAGTTTCTGCAACATACTTTACACAGATGAGCCTTTGTGTTATAGTTTTTAGAGAAGGGCTTTCGCCCCTCTCAGCTAATTTAATAGCTTATCGAGAATCAGTAATATGATTCCGATGATTAAATCCGTTATCGCACTGAGCGCCAAACTCTTGTATTCGATTTCGGATTTTTTCATTTTTGGCTTTCGCCGGTTTCTGTTGCTCACCTGTATCTCACCTCCTTATGTTTATATAATATCATATCGTGCACGATATGTCAAGCGGTTTCTCTTTAATTTGTATATTTTCTTTCCTTTTCGTCGTTTTGGAAATACAAAAGAGACAGCGCGTGGCTGCCATTCATTAATCTAATTTCATTTTTCGTTTTCCCCTGGATTTTGTGATATCATATTGTATATATGATGTTAGCTTATACAATCCCAATTTTCTCTGATATTTTATATATCCTTTTATTATTTCATCTTTTAACTTTTGACATATAAAATTATATTTTTCTATCGTATATTTTTTTCCAGTTGGCAGTACTTTGCACATTTCATACTCGTTCAGTAAAATTAATAATTTATTCGGAATCAGTCCCAAACATTCAATTTGTTGCTTTACTGCAAGTAAATCTGTTTCTTTAAGAATATTTTCCTTTTCCCCATTTTCATAAATTTTTTCCAATTCAAAAATAGGTTCTTTTTCTTCCAAAATATCCTGATCTAAATTTTTTCTCGCGAATTCCATTTTTACTATGAACTGATATAATGGAGCATATACATCATTTAGTATTTTCTCATAATACTCACGATTTCTCATTTTAAAATATTTGTATGCAGACGCAATCGCGATAATAATAGATAATCCCACACCTATAATTGGCAAAGCGTACTTTACTATATCGTTCCAAAAAAGTGATCTATTGATACTCTTAATAAGCTCACATATTAATTCTTCAATCATAACCTTTTCTCCCGCATCCATTTTCTTTTATTCTACCACAAAACGCCCCGTATTTCTACGGGGCGTTTTGCAATATATCATTCCTCTTCTTCACAGTCATCCAATGTTTCTAAAGCCTTCAAGGTATTATATACATTAAACATTCTATAAAGATTAATAACAAAATTTATCATCTCCAAAAACAATAGAATATGTATTCCAATGTATGCTGCAATACCAAAAAAAGCCATACTATTACAAATTATTACATTATCTACTAGCAGGAAATCATCCGGTAATACCTTGAGGGCAATTGATAATACAAAATTAAAACAAATACCAATTATGTACAGTATTGTTAAATTTAAAAAAGTTTTATTACTATCTTTCAATAAATGGCCTTTCGAATCGATTAGTAGTTGAACCAAATCTTGACTTAAAAGAGCTTGAAAGATGGAATAAGAGCCCAATATCATTGCAACAAAAGCCAACATAATACCATTCGCGCCGTCAATTACAGCCCTCATTATAGCAACAGTATCCTCTGATATACCAATCAACATACCAAGGAAAATCCCACACAGAGCGCTTATTAAATATTGCTTTTGAGACTTTTCAGTATATTTTATTTCGCAGTATACTTCTTTTAGTATTTGTGCCTTTTTACGCCTATCGAGCAATTCTACAATCTTATCTACATTTTTATCTTCCAACTTATCACCACATTTTATTTTTTACGTGTTGCCAAAAATTCATTATAATCAATAATATGATTCTGCGTTTGAATATTTAGAGCCCGTATATCTTTACTGAAATTATTTATTTCATCATATGCTTCATTTAACTCGTGAGTAACATCAACTGTCATTGCCGCCGAGATCTGGTCGTCACTAATCTTTCCAGTCCTCTTTGTATTTTCCCCACTTATATGCGAACTATCCGCTTTATAAGTGACTTTCATTTCTGTTTTCACCAATCCTTCCGTTGACTCTATCATATCTGCAACACCATCTTTCGATTGAGGAGAAGGAAATACCATCCTACCTTTTGGACTCTGAATTTTTTTGCGTATTTTCTGATCAATAGCCCCAAACACAGGATCATAATCCCATTCAGCATTCAACGGGTAGAATTTAATTACTAACTCATTGATTTTTTCCACATTTTCTAAAGATTCTCGTATGCTTTGTGCTGTTTTAATCCCAGTAATTGATATTTTAGGCGAAGGCAGTTTACGCTCCTTTTTTCCATCTTCTAATAATTTATTGTAATTATCAATATAATTACGAATCACGTGCTTAAAAGCTACTGAAAAATTCTTAATATTGGGACTTCCAGATTGATTCTTCACCAAAACCATACGGTGATTTTTCAAATAAATTATAAACAACGAATACGGTGATGACTTTACATGTTTCTCTGTTGTTTGCAACCCGTCATTACTAGAATACTCAGACATAACATCTAAAACGGTATCCTTAATCAAAATCCCCTGTATAACCCACTCCTCGTCTGATATCTCATTCAAACAAACATCTTCAAAAATATATCTTGTTTTATCGCTTATTTCTTTTGTAATCCCACTTGTTAAAGCCGGAAGTACAATATCATCCACTCTTTGTATTAAAGGCTCCTCATTATTACCAAATACTGTATTTATGTTCATGACATATAATTGTTTTGTGTCCATGCGTCAAGCCCTCCCACAACATTTTCTTTTATTGTATTCCACAATATGCCATATTTCAACAATAATCCTTATGCTCAGGAGGTATTTATATTATAGAACAAACGTTCGAATTTTCAATTGGCAAATTGCACAAAAAGAGCCGTGCATTTTCTACACGACTCTTTCAAAAAAAATGTTTGCGGGACTCTCTTTCGAGAGAATCGGAACAGCAGGACTCGAACCTGCAACATCATGACCGTAAGCCAGTTGCTCTCCCTATTGAGCTATGTTCCGATGACGCGGCAGCAAGCTTGCTCTGGCCTGCTGCCGACTTTCAAGGAGATTTTATGATGAAAAGATTTAGTCGTTTCGTCTGGCTTTCCCTGATTATAATGCTATCACACTTTCAGCGGACGTGACCGGACATTTATAAAATTTTTTCAAGAAATCTGTCATGCCGCTTCCGACAGCTCTCATCCGTATACTTAATTCTTTTCTTTGGAAATCTGCAATTCATATTCATCGCCACCTGTGCCCATGTCATATCGTCAAGATAATAAAACCGGAACATCATCCGCAGATCGCTTTTCGGTATTTCGTTTATGAAATCATCAACCCGATTCGTTGCCTCAAGAAGATCTTCCTCAACGATCTTTAACTTTTCAATTCTTCGCTTCATCATTTTCATCACCTGTTCGTATTCCGGAAATGGGAAACCTGTGATCTTGATTACCCCGATCGTTCCGTCTGGCCTTGTCCCTTTTACAGAATCTGATACCTGATATCCTTCCTCTGTCATCTTCTCAAGGTAACGCTCGCCGCTCTCAATGCGTTCACGAAGATCTTTTGCCTCCTCCCTCATCGCACAGTATTGCTCCAAAATCTGCTTGTTCACTGCTTCCGCTATCTCCACTGGTACCCCCTCCTCCCTGATATGGTTTGTGCTGCATATGCCATTTTGCAGATTCCGGTATATCTTTAATCAACTTACTGTCAATCTTCCTGAGGAGAATCTGTTCTTGCTCTTTTGTCATCTTCCATCCTCCATGCTCCTATTGCTGCCACCCCTGCTGCCATACCGGCTATACCGATCAGCAGCGCAAGGGACAGGGTTATGTTTTCTATGATTGTGTTCATTGTACCCTAATGTCAGCATATTTCTCTATCCTCTCCTTACCGCATTGTCAGGCATTGCTTTTTTATTCATCAAAAACTTTTCGAGTTGTTTTGTGCAATCACGACATAATTCATACTGGTTATCTAAATAGCTATATCCATCAGGATTTCCATTTAAAAGTTCGTGTATTTTTACAGATTTTCCTTTTCTGAAAGCATTTCTTATCTTCGAAGTCCAGCCAATGTATTCTATTGGATTTCCACATCTATCACAAATTTTTTGTGTTACTGTTGCCATATCTTTCCCCTCTCTACCTCCTCAATTGCTTTAAATACCGGATAAAACTGCTGCGGCACTACGGCATTATCTCCGGAAAATCAACGAATGACATCTGGCCCTCTATTTCCATATCTTCAGATGCATCCTTTCTTTCTGATTCCTTCCTACGCTTCTTGTATTCGTTATATTTCATGCGGTATTCGTAGCTTCTACCGAAGATATTCCAGGCTGCCTTGACTACGTTAGGTTCATATGGTCGTATCAGTTCCAGGTCATCAACTGCCTTATACGATATCGGGCATCCGCAGCATCCAGTTCTTGTCAGACCATATACTTCGTAAGCATCCGAATATTTTATGTTATATCGCTCTTTGTACCATGCCTTGTCTTTGTCTGTTACATAATAGAGCGGGCGTAACTTGTATTGTCCATCTGCCGTTTCGGTAAAACACAAAGCCGTATTGTCTTTGCGAGGTACTGACCTCATTCCGCCCTCATCCCTTCGCTCACCAGTAATCACCATGTCATACCCCTTCTGCACTTTGTGTGCGATATGCTTTTTGCAGTAATCGCAGCACTTTGCGCTGATCTGAAAGTCTGGCGGATACTCGGATATAAAGTCCCTCATGTACTTCGACGAGTTGATTACCAGTTGAATATTTGGACGCGGCTCCCCGGCAGAATTACAGCAGCACAGGAAATTGATTACGCTCTCACATTTTGGATACCGCTCCTTTAATTCCTTCCGCTTTGCTGCCTTATCTGATGCCTGGTCATATTCCTGGGCGATCGACAGAGGTATACCTTTTTTCTGCCATTCAGACAGTCCTGCTGACATAATTTTTGAAACGAATGGTATTCCATGTGTTCGTACTGCATTGACAATATTGACCTTCGGGCGAAATTCCTCAATTTCAATTCCGTATTTTTCTGCTGTCGCTTTGACGTGGTCTTTTGTTGCTTTCATTTCCAGTCCCGTATTGAAAAATGCATACTTAATGGGAGGAAGTCTGAAAATTTCCCGCGTTCTCTCAATAACGTCTACCATAAGATCGCTGTCCGCCCCTCCGGAATAAGAGCATATCGCATTCGGATGTTCCCTTAGCCTCTTTGCAATAATGCTCTTTACTGCCTCAAATTTTGCAGCTGGCTCAAAATCCGCATAATCTGGACGGTCTGTGTATACCTTGCTTTTATAGATTTCTTTCATTTTCTTTCCAGGAAGCCGCTGCAGCTTTTATCCGGATAGCTTCGGCTCCTTTCTTTATTTCGTTTTCTCCTTTACATCAAACCCTCTTGCCATTCTTGTGCCAGATAAGTTCGAAATCTCCTTGCGGTAATTCGATTGCCAGCATCGTCGAATATTTGCTTTCTCCTGATTGCATAAGATGCATATTCCATTCTGGAAACTCATCGTATTCATCAACTTTGCTTACTCCAATCATCCAGCATCCGTTGTTGCATGATGCTTTTGAGTATTGTCCAATTACCATCAGTCTTCCACGTTCTCCGCAATCCACGATACATTGTATAGGTTCCATTGTTCCGCAATTATCAACGTCCTGATTTGTTACCCCGTATTCTCCAAATGTATCGTCACTATAACCTTCAAACTTTAACATTCTCATATTATCTCCTCCTTAATGTCCCGCCAGAAACGTCCTCATGACTGCCTGCTTCCAGTCTGGCCGTTCCTGTTCTTTAAATTTCTGCTCTATCTTCTCCCACTCTTTTAGTTCTTCCTTTGTTGCCTCCCTGCCACCGCATATTACTTCGATCATGTCCCCTCCTTCGGCAGCGGGAATTCTGGCTTTCCCAGATATCTCCTGATCCTGTTCACTGCTTCCGTCCATTTACGGCAAAAGTCTGGTGAAACCTCCATACTCTCTTTCGGCCTCTGTGGTTCCAGATCGCTCAACTCCAGCCGATACCGGTTCACCATTTGCACAGACAGCCCGGTCTGTTCGCTGATCTGTCTCCCGGTAAATCCCTGCCTGAGCAAGTTGTATACTGCTTCCCTGTGTTTACTCGGTTTTCCTGCCATACTTCTTACCTGCTCTCCTCATACCGCTCTTGCTCCTCTGTATCAGAAAACACTACAAATGCAAAAAACAGCGTCTTAATCAGTGCATCCTCATTCATCTCCTGTACTTTCTGCTCAACTTTTTCCTGAAGCCATCTCTGTTCATCACCCGGCGGCACGTATACGCTTTCGGCCATGACCTCTCCAAGCGCATGCACTGCATCCACATACCGCGTACGAAGCTCGCACTGTCTTTCCCTCAGCTCATTACACAGCCTCTCATAGGACCGGCGGTATTTTCCCGTTAAATCCTCTTCCGGTATGTTCTGTTCATTCTTTGCCTTGACTGCCGCAAGCCTCCTGACTTCCAGCATTAATTTATACGTCCTCATAAATTATGCACCCCGCTTTTTTATAACTGCTCTTCCGGCGCTTATACTGGTTCTCGCAAAACCCGATCTGGTCTACATAGTCGTAGCACACCGCATCTTCTTTTCCGTCTGCGACCCGCGCAATCCTTCCAAGGCTCTGCGTTACGACCGCATAATCCTTTTTCGGTGTCGCCATATACAGCCGGTCAAGCCGTGGGATATCCAGGCCCTCTTTTGCCAGGTTATACGATGCGAAAAGAAAATGTTTCTTTCCGTCCCTCATGTCCCTGATCGCCTGCTCCCGCGCCCCCCTTGCGCGCTTACTGGTCATGCTTCCGTCAATCATCACAGCACACTTCCTGCATTCATCTGGCAGCATTCCCATCAGCCCATGCAGATGCTCCAACCGGTCTGATAAAATCAGGTTGTAATGCCCTGCATTTTCAGAAATATCTTTAATGATCTGGGCGTTTCTCATCTGATTCCCCGTCAGGTACGGGATCAGTTTCCCATACACCAGCGTCCCATCGGTATCCTGTATCTCCCGCACCGTCTTAAGTCCTGTATTTCTCCTTTTTACCATAACCTGCATGGTCTTCGCTGCAACGGCCGTATCCGGCACCTGGTAAACTACTGGTCCTATAATGGCAAACGTGCTCTTTATCAGGCCATCTGACCGGTGTACGGTTGCGCTCAGCCCGTATTTGTATCTGGCCGCCAGACAGCTCATCACTTTGTAGAACATCCGCGCCGATGCCGGGCTTCCCGATACTCTGTGGCATTCGTCTACGATAATGACATCCCAGATATATTTGTATTTTCCAAGATCCAGCTTTGATAGTGTCTGCACCGTCGCGAATGTCATATGGCTCCCGATCTGTACCCTGCCGCCGGTGATCTTTCCGAGCATTTCTTCCGGGAAATACTGTTTTGCCCGGTCATAAGACTGGTTCAAAAGATCCTGTGTATGCGTCACCCAAAGGGTTCTACGCCCAATACCGACAGCCAACGCAATACCCATCTGTGTTTTTCCGGATCCGCAAGGGCTTTGTAAGATTCCGCTGCTCCTTTTTTGCATTTCCACTACAGCCTTTTCCTGATAATCATACAGCGGTACGTTTCCAGGAAATGCAATCCGTCCATTGTCCGCCAGGTCTTCCACAACCTTCGTATCTGCTTCAAGGAACTGCAGCAGCCCTGTCCCGCAGCCGCAGGGAATTACCAGTGTATTGCCATCTACGTAGTAGAAACATATCTGTGGGTCTGTCTTCCCTGTCCAGAGCCCCATACGCTGCTTCCTGACATATTCCGGGTTCTGCATGGCCAGTTCTTTTCTCGCCCATGCAACAACCTTAGGCGTTGGATCCTGTATCCGGATTTCACTGCTTACGGTAACCTTCATCGCGTCCCCTGCCTTTCCACGCTGTCAAACCATGACTCTATCCGTCTGCCAAACTTTGCGATCTCCCTACGGCTTATACTCTTATTTCCGCTTTCCTTCAGGATCTCAAGCACTCGCCACGGAACCACGTAGATCAATCCCTGTACGTTCAGCGCAAATAATCCTGGAATGTTTCCTGTCTCTGCCCAGAGCTTCATGGCGCTCCACTGATTCTCTTCTATCCGGCTGAGCTGGAAGATTCCTGTCTGACAGTCTTTGCAGTCAAACACATACGTTTTTCCATCCTTTGCAGCAATCACATCAAACGGCTGGCCGTTCCGGTTATCCTGCATTAGGTGAACCCAAAAGCCGTTTTCAAAGAGCAGCTGCGCAAATTCCTTCTCAAATTCTGTCCCATTGCTTTTATTGCTCATCCAAATCCCTCCATTGATCCATGTCTTACCTTTTTTCCTTTTTGTCTTACTTGATTTTTTACGTGGTAAGACCAAAAAATCCCGTATTTACAGCACTTTTCGGCATTGTCTTACCTTCTTACCAAAAAACCGTTTACAATAACAATATTTTTATAAACATTTTTTCACTATAATATGTGACATATTATTTTTTCTCGCGTCATGTATATTTACTTTAGGTAAGACTGGTAAGATGGTAAGACCATATACTATAAAGCCTTATTTTATGCGGGTTTTCATGTCTTACCAATGTCTTACCAAATTCATTTTTTTCTATTTTGGTAAGACATTTCCTTTCTAATTGTCAGTCAAAAGGAAGTTCCATTTGCTCATTTTCATCTAATTCAACAAAACCATTTAAATCGTCATCCGATTCCATAAGTAACTTAATGTAGCTCGCTTTTATGTTATAAACCCTAGTCTGATGGACAAATTTCCCCTGCGAATTCAATACAAGACGCTTTTTCGCTGCCCATTTCTTACTGACAGCAGCATAATCAAGACCATTCTTCTCTAAAAAATCACATAGGACGTCTTTATTGATTACTGCAACAGGCGGCTTCTCCGGATGCTTTTCATCCTCATCAATGCGTCCCCATACCTCGCCTTTGTTTGTAGCATCCGGAAGGGCCGGATTCTGGAAACGTACCGGATTTTTCGCGATCCAGTTCAGTACAGCCTGATAGGATCGTTCTGCAACATCAACCTCTTTTGCACTGCGCAGGTATTGCTTCACATCGTTTACCGTCAGCGCAGACTCTTCCGTAAAAATCAGGTCGGTCAGAATGCGGTCAGCCACCAGAATGCACGACATCGCCATTGCCTGCTTCTCTGTTGTGTCCAGCTGACACATTTCATCAAAATACCGCTTGTATTGCTCCTGCAGCTTCTTTGTTTCAATATTTTGCAGATACTCAACAAGCATTTGCCCGGCAAAGCCAAAGTTTTCCGTCAGGACAGACACCGTCTGGTTTCCGTCCTCCATAAGCTTCTCTTCGACCTCCACTTCGATTACCCTGTTCTTGGAGCCGGCGCGACTATTGCTCTTTGTAATCGGCTCCTCCCCGGTAAACAAGTAGCTGCATTTCCACGTTTTAGTTTCCTCTACGCCACCAGATGCCCGCCCACGGCCGCGATCAATTCCTTCTGTGATCTGGTAGATCAGCTGATCGAAATTCGTCACCCACTTGTCCTTCATGGTCTGCAGCTCATCGCCCGCATACGGCAGGCTGTACAGGAATGCAGAAGTACGCATGATTCCAACCTTTGTCGTATTCATTGTTTTTACGAGGCCGCCCATTTTCGGGTTTCCCCAGATCGACATGGCTGCCATAATTGCAACTGTCTTGCAAGTCCCGGACTCGCCGGACCATATATGGAACACAAATGGAAGGATGTTAAGCCGCTCGATCAGGACGCTTCCGGCACTTGCGGCAAACGCCATCCTGACAACCTTATTCCTGCGCAGTTTCCTGCAATGGCCTTTCCATATGCCAAAATCCCCGCCGCTTTTTATGTTCCTGAAAATTGGTTCATAGTCCCGGTCGCCGTCATATACGATATCATCCGCATACGGCATAAACTCCCTACCGCACCACCCAAGCCGGTTGATCGCCTTTACCGGTTTAAGCCTCGCCGGGTTCATGCCGATACAGTCACTGATATAACGCACCAGGTACTTTGCATTCTCACTTGTAACTTCCACACCGATCTTACTTAATACCTTTACGATTGCAGCATTGTCTGCGCAAACCTCCCGGTTTACCGTCACGCGCTGCCAGTCCCCATATTTAAAAAATGCCAGGCTGACGCGCTCCTCATTCGTATCCACGTTTTTCAGGATCTGGACCGGAAGAATCGGGTGGGAACATGCCATGATGCGCACAGGAAAACCTCTTGCATCCATCTTTTCCGTATAGATCCCGCTATCCCCAGCCATCCATCCGCTGCATTCAAGCTCAAGCGGCTGCCCGGTAAAGTGCGTCACGACCCCAGTCGCATGCATCCGCTGCTGGTAGTCTGCAAAAAATGCCTTTAACAGCGCATTAAATTCTGACTTTCTTTTCAACAAATCCGCTGCATTCCTTGCCGCCTCAATATACTGCGTCCGCTCCACAACATCCTCAATCTCAAAAATCCGATAAAAAAGTTCATCCGGCAGAGGCTGGCTTTTCGCAAGCTGCTGCATCCCATTCAATAAGTCGCTGTTCGACTGTCCCAATCCACTTCACCACCTTCTGGTCCCTGTATACCTCCTGCGGACTCTCCAGCAGGCATTCCAGCCTGTAATCCGTAATACTGAGCATCTGTAGCCCTTCCACAAAATGCGCGCTTCCCGGGCTTCTTATGGCCTCACACAGCCTCATCCGGTACAATCCAAGTATTGCGCCGGCATAGTACACAAATTTCCGCAGCTCATTATGCCGTCTGGCCGCCAGTTCCCTCTCCCGCTTTTCCCGGTAAGAAAGCCCCTCTGTCCGGATCGGCAACGCAAAGTCCTCAATAATCTTTCGGGCAGCAGACTCATTATTCAGGCCAAACAGCCGCGCTGCAAATTTGATAACGTCTCCGCCCGCCCCACAGGAAAAACAATAATATCCCCGGTTATGCGGATATATTTTCATACTTGGATGCCGGTCTTTGTGGAATGGGCAGAGGCAATTTCCCCGCCCATCCACACGGTACCCGTAATATTCCGCAGCCTGTCTCATCCCTACAGCCCGTTTAATCTCTTCATACTCTGTATTAGTTAAATGGAAGTTCTTCATCGAATCCGTCCGGAATATTCATGAATCCCGTATCATGCTTTGGTGCTGGCCCTCCAAGGAATGGGGTGTTCCCCGCCTGTGCTGGCCCTGTATATGGCTTGTCCTCCGGAACTTCAGCGTCTTTAAGACCTGACACGCTTCTGATCTGCACAACCCTCGTCCACCACTTCAGAGATCCGTCCCGTGCCGGAAACTGCTCTCTTCCCATCACCGCGCCAAATTTCTTCCCGGAAAGCGTCTTTTCGTTTCCCTCAACGCCGAACTGAAATAAGAACCCTGGATTCGACTTTTCAATGCTGGTAATAATTCCCTTGAAAAACGGAAGGCTATCGCCTCCAATAACCTGTTTATGCACCCCGCGCCACTTGGCATCAGAGGAATTCTTTTTTGCTGATTCATACAGCTTTTTGTAAAATTCCTTATACTCACCTTCAGCAATGTCAAACAAAATCGCCAGCTTCTGCTTTTTATTCTCTTCTATTACCGACGCTTGTTTGATCTGGCATACATAGCAGCCAGCCGGCAAACTCCGTGTTTCTCCTGTAAATGCCCATGACTCATCATATCCCTGCGGCTTCTGTATCATAATTTCTATCCCTCCTGATTTTCGTTATCTTTTTCTTTGTTTTTCGGGTTTTCGATTCCGTAATACTCACGGATCGCATTGTCTACAGCCAGAAGATCATTCGGTATCTCAACTGCTTCAAACATATCGTCCGGAGACTTGCTGATCGCACTCCCGTCCGACTGTGTAATAAATTTATGTTCTGACAGGTTGTTTACGCATCTGAGTACGATGGTAAACATTCCTTCCAGGCAAATCTTGTCGTCCAATAACTTCCCTATCGTTTTTGCCCGGATATTCCCAAACTCGTCCGTGTCCTCATGCATAACCACATAGACAATCCGGTCATCCGGCATCTGGTTTACGATAAACTGAATCAGGCTCCAGAAATTATCCCCCAGCGTGTTGTATAGCCCAAAAACATCATTCCCCTTCCCCTTTGTGCTGTGGTTTTTCATAAAGTAATTGGTAATCAGATACCCTGCATCATCAATCACCACAGACTTTGCCGGTGCAGCTTTCAGGGCCTTGAATACTACCTGGTAATCATCCGTATTCCATCCATTGATTTTCCCACGGAAAGGAAGAGGTTTGTTTAAAACGCGGATCAGGTTAAAATCTTTATCCACGCATCTTTTCATGCTGGCAGACTTTCCCGAGCCGGATTTTCCAATCAGTAACACAGGTATACCCATCACTTCCCCTCCTTCCCAAAATCGATCACAGATACCTGGGAGATTACTTTCTGTATTGTCCCATCGCTTATTCTGGCCGTGCAAATCGCAAGGGCGGACTGCTCGTTCTTCCAGTACAGGATTTCCCCGCCGCGACTTAGCGCTGCAGGGCCAGCAGGCCGGTTCTCTGCTATCCCCTCTGGTTTTCGGTCGCTCTTCCCAAGGTTTGAGAAATCAATCACACTGTACGCATCTTCCATAAGCGCAATGATGCCAAGCCCCTCTTTTTCCTGTAAAAGGCGGTATGTGTTATATTTCCCTCCGCACACAACAGGCGTAACCGTATATGCCACATTTGCTTCCAGAAACCTTTTTGGAAGGTCGTACATATCGTCAGCAAAAATATGCTGTGTCAGTTCATTCTTTTGCATCCGGACAAATTCTCCTTGTTCCGGCAAACTTCCCGCGTATTCGATCACGGCTGCCTTAATCCAGTTCGGCATATCGTCTTCAACAGCCCAAACGATCCAGTAACTGCCTGAAAGCACGAACCCATCAAATATGCGCCCAACCCTCAAAGCTCCATGGTTATATGCCTCCTTGATCCATTTTTTAAAAACTGTTTTATTCAGAAACATCCTTTTCCTCCCTGCTTTTCTGGATTCCGTGCTGGATCAATTCCAGTACAGTCTCCATTTCTTCTGCTGAGATATGCCACACATCCGTTGACATCATCTTCAAAATCTTGCTTGCCAGCCCCATAAGCTGGCTCATGCGGTATGCATTTATTTCCTTTCCACTTCCATCCATCACGTCACCTTATCCTCAGGCTTTTCCCACGCGGTTCCAGGTGGGCCCACTCGACTTCTTTTGTCTCCAAAAGTTCCCGGATCGCGTCATTGTTCGGTACTGGCAGCTGCGGAATCAGATACTTGCCCGGAATTTCTTCCAGGTTATCGGTAATTGTAAGCGGCTGCTTCCCGCCATTGGTTGCCACAGAAAAACTGAAAAGCGCTGTCTTGAATTTTGTCTTTCCTATAAATTCAAGGTTTGCCTGAAGGTTCTGCTTCATCCTTTGTGTTTTGGCCTCCAGATTCCGGCGGCGCTGCGCCAGGCGATCCTCTTCTCTTTTTAGAATCTCAGCATCAGCCTGCATGATCCGGATCAATTTCGCGTAATTATCCGCCTTATCTTCGATCTCTCCTTCGATAGATTCCAGAGTATCCATAATCACCTGATCGTCCGTTTCTCCATCATAAAGCATGCTCAAGACAGCATCATACTGTTCTGTAAGTTCATAAAGACTTATATTTCCCATTGACCTTTCATCCTTTCCGCCCTATAATGGGCTTGTCTTGTTATTTGTTGTCCTGACATTGCTCCCCAGCGGTCAGGGCAATTTCATGTTCCGGCTCATCTAGTAATCCAAGCGATTGCAGCAAATCACTCCTGATCTGTGCTGCGATTTCTCCAAGCATCCCTTTTTCTAAAAGAGCTACCGTCTTATCCTTTTCACGCCGCAGTGTCTCTGCGTCGACCAGCCGCATCTCCCTTACTTCTAACACCTTCGCACCTCCTCCCTCTGATTGATTCGATCACTCCCTCTTGGAGCCATAACAGCATCGCAAATGCCCCGAGTACTGTCATCACATCTGCAATCGGGCATCCGAGCGCTGTCAAAGCTACGGTTGTTATGATGCCGCAAAGCGTTAAGCGCCAGATAGCTTTTTCCATGGCTTGTCCTCTCCTTTCTTTACCCCGCCGCAGCTTCACTGCCCGGCCACTCTTTCAGCCCTGTATATTCCAGCACCTTCGGCAGCCATATATCATATCGGAACTTTGGCGTCCCATCTCTTTTATGGCCGATTATAACTGCAACACCATACGGTACCTGCTTTTGCCGGAGCTTCTTACGGAGCTCTCCCTGGCTCATCCCGACAACCGGAGCAACCTCCGGCACTGATAACCTAATGCCTCTCATGATTCACACCTCCTTATCTTCCAGGAAATACTCGATGCTTGCCCTTTTTCTGTGTCATTGTCCAAAGCACCATGCTGCCGCAAGTAAAATTGCGAACATAAATCCTGTTTCGCCGAAAAGCACTAAAGCTCGTTTTGTTCCTAATGCTTGTCGAGTGAATAGGAAAACTATGGTGAAAAATAAAATTATTAACAGAATTCCAATTGTTTTCATTTTCTCTCCCCATTCATTTCTGCTATCAGAAACATTTTTCTCAAAACGCAAAACTTTTTCAATATATAGTGTAGAACACGTGTTTTTATACTTTATTTAGTATTTTTATATTGACTTAGCCATATTTTAGTAGTACACTACCTTACACAACATGTTGCGATTAAATTAGGAAAGGTGGTGAATATATGACTAAACGAATCTCAATTCGTTCCACTGCTACTACTTCGAGTAACGGAAGAAGCATCCGTGTCCGCACTACTGTGAGTAATGGAAGCACAACTCGTACAACAACCAAAAACATAAGAGTAAAATAATTAATAAGGGCTATTCTATGTCGCGAGTAGGATAGCCTTTTTCATCATTCTTTCCTTCCTGCCTCGTAGATTTCGTCTGAATTAACGCCCAGTGCTTCCGCTATTTTGGGAATATCACACGCCTTTATCAGCCGTCTCCCATTAAGCATGTCACTCAGTTCCTGCGCCGTATATCCAGCCTTTTCTGCTACATATACCTGCTTTACGCCTCTTTCCTCCATAAGTTTTATTAAACCTTCTGAGAATGGGGCATTTGCCTTCGCTACGCTCATTCGCATTACACCACCTCCCTATCATTTAAGAAATACTCAATGCTTACGCCGAAGTAGTCGGCGAGAATCTTGAGCTTGTCAACTTTTGGTTTACTTCTACCGTTTTTCCAGTCTGTAAAAGTATTAGCTGAAATTCCAGTATCCTTAGAAACTCTATATGCAGTCATGCTATTGCGCTGCAAAAGAGCAACAAACTTCTCGTACAAATTTTCACCTCCATTTTTCATATCAATTTCATAAATAAACATTGATTTTAGTTCGGAAATGTGATATAGTTCAATTACCACATTAAACATTCACATTTCCGAATTAATTATGAAAATCATTTTAATATGGTTTTATATTTATGATTTCATAATCATGATGATACTTTATCATGGTTTTCATAAATAGTCAAGCCTTTTATTTATGATTTCATAAATATTTTTAAGAGGTATTTTTATGTATGAAATATTTGTGAAACTACTAGAAAAATATGGTGTAACAGCCTACAAAGTATCAAAAGCAACTGGGATAGGGGGTTCTACTTTTACAGACTGGAAAAACGGTAGAAGTGTGCCAAAACAGGACAAGCTTCAAAAAATTGCTGATTATTTCGGCGTAACAATCGAATACCTTATGACCGGTAATGAGTCCCAGCAGGAATATTATCTAAACGAAGAAACTGCAAAGCAGGCTCAGGAAATGTACGAAGATTCCGATATGCGTACTTTATTCGACATGAAAAGAAAGATGCCGGCTGATAGATTTGCTGCGCATGTAAAATTCATGAAGGAGCTGTATGAAAAAGAAAATCCGTCAGAATAGAGGTGATTTTATTGGTTGATTACATAAACGTTCAGATTATAGATATGGATGTTATGATACCAGAGCAAATAACCCAAAATCCGGATGGTGGGTATACTATATTTTTAAACGCCCGTCATACGCAAGAAAATAGAGCTTTAGCATATAAACATGCCCTAGAACATATTGAGCATGGGGATTTTGATTTAGACTGTGGAAATGTTCAGGAGATCGAAGCTGTTGCTCATGAAATAATCAAACCAGCTCCTACTCAGCCAGAACCGCCAGTGCCGCAGGCTGTAAACACAAACCAAAAGCCCAAACGAAAAAAACGCACACAACGCAAGCCGCAAGACCGTTATCAGATCTATGACCGCGCCGAATTTCTGGCGGAGCATTTCGATGTGTTCGCGCTGGCGGAGCATCAATACTTGTATGGGAAATATCTGTAGACGGTTAGGTGAAAAAAGGAGGACTTTATGCACTTTGAAAAAAATGAGCTAACTGAGATATTGAATAATTTTAACATTCCAATAATTGAGAACTCCGTCAATTATTGGTTTATTCGCACGAACGGCGGGGACAATTTCGAAAATTTTTATTTTAACAATTATGTAGCGATTGGTTGGGACAAAATTAACACATTGGACTCAATCAAAAGTCTATCTTTTGAAGATTTAAAAGCCTCTGTTGAAGAATTGTATCCTAATGAAGGTAAGCCTGGTTCAATAGCTTCTCAAATCAAACGCTTTGTTTGTGAAATGAAAGTGGGGGATTACGTTCTAATACCGGGTGCCAATTGCGACAGGATAGCCATAGGCATAATTGTAAGTGACGCTTATACATATGTCCCAACCGATGATGATTATATTGATTATCTCTTTGATGATGTAGAAATTTCATACCTGAAGCGAAGGAACGTAAGCTGGATTACTGACAGACCTTTTGAGCGATCCGAATTAGATCCTCTTCTCATCCCTATTATTTACTCCTACGGAGCAATTGTTAACGCCAATCCATATGCGGGATTTATTAACAGAACTCTATATAATTGTTATGTGCAAAACGACGAAATGCATGCTATTTTTGACGTTACGCGAAGTGATAACATACCGGCTATTGATTTGTATAACTTCATGAACACAATTTTTGAATGTGTAGAGCTGTATTCTGATTTGTACGATGTTAAAATCGATAGAAACGAATTTTCAATCAAAGCCGCCATTAATTCACCTGGCCCAGTAGAAATCATAACCTGTGCCACAAGTGCTTTTATTGTATTGTCTGCGCTTTCCTTATTTGTAAATGGGGCAAAAGTGAATTTTTCATTTGATATTCTCAATATTGTAAAAGGAGAGGTCGATATAAATTCTCCGGGTCTAATAGACAGGATTGCTGAGCACAATAAGATATCCAATCAAAACCAGATTGAATTAAAGCAAACTGAGGCTAAAATAATCGAATCCAAAGAAAAACTCAAATTGCGTAAAAAGCAAAACAAAAAATAGGTCAGATATTCAATCCAACCTATTTACTTTGAAACATTTTTTAATAATTATCCCTGATGCGATACAAAGAATTACTTCATGAAGGTACATGTGATTGCTTATTAATATCCGTGGTATCTCTAAAAATGAAACGAATACCCACCTCAAAAGCAAATAGGTAAGACAAAATAAAAAAGTGTAAATACTGTATTTAGAAATATAATACCGCATAATCTGTCCTCCTATTTTTAATAAGTATAATATATCTTATATTTATATATAAATCAACCAGCAATCATAACCAATAGCATCTTCATTTTGTACTATTCTACAAGGTGTTAGTTTTACATAATTACTGGATCTTATAGCGATAATGATTAAACCACTTCGGCGTTTTAATAAAAAATCAAAAGAAAAGAGGAAAATGTTATGGCACTAATCAAATGTCCCGAGTGCGGAAAAGAAGTAAGTAGTAACGCATCTAACTGCCCAAATTGTGGGCACCCAATTGCTCAAAAAGAAAGAGTTATTGAAAAAACTGTTATCAAAGAAAAGAAAAAAGGAAGTTGTTTGTCAAAAATTCTGATGGCTATTGGGTTCTTTGTTGTAATTGGCGTTATTGGATCGGCTTTGTATGATAAGTCAGACGACAAGCCCAAAAAAGTAAGTACTACAAATCCAGGAAATGCTACTTCTGATACAGTTGAAACTGAAGAGGCAAAAGAACTATTTGCAGTAGGCGAAACCGCAGAATATAATGAGATCCAAGTATCTGTTACTGGCTATGAAAAATCTAACGGTAATGACTTTTCTAAACCTGCTTCTGGAAAAGAGTTTATTTATGTGAATGTTGATATTGCAAATAATTCTGACGATGATTTGGCAATCAGCAGTATGCTGAGCTTTACTGCTTATTGTGACGATTACAAACTGGATTTTAGCAGTGATGCTCTTATGGCATTGGATGACAGGAATCAGCTCGATGGAACAATCTCTGCCGGCAAAAAGATGAATGGATATCTTGGCCTTGAGGTGCCATCAGGCTGGAAAGTAATTGAATTACAATTTACAGATAATGTATGGACAAGCAGCAAAGTGAAATTTGAAATCAAAAGTAATTAA